CGCTGGATAAGGTGGGCGCACTCGCCGATCCGGCGAAGAAGTTCCGCGTCACCGTGACGGAGGTCGAGGAGCCAACACCGCTGCCGTGCCCTTGTTGCGGTACCAGCAATTACGTGTGCAGCCGAGATTTTCCAACCAGCATCTACTGCGTAACTTGCAGCCTGTCGATCACCGGCAAGACGTTCGCCGAGTGCGCGGCGAAGTGGAACCGGAGGTGCGGCAAATGAGGGGTGCCATTATATGCGACTTCCACCCGGCGGCCGAGGAGCCGCCGCTTACGCGCAAGATATACGGCTCCGCGTACAGTCCTGACTGCCTGTTGAAGCTGGAAGGCGGCGGTTGGGCTGTCGGCATGTACATCAAAGGCGAAGGCTGGGAAAGTGACGAAGGCTACACCTACAATGTGAAGGAATGGGCCCTGCTGCCATGATAGAAGACGTTTGGCGCGACACGCCCGAACTGTACGAACGAGTGCGGGACACCGAACCGAAGACATGCTGTATTTGCGGAGCGAGGCCGGCGCTGCGCAAGGTGGCTAAGAAGGGCTACTGCAGGGACCACTACGCCAACGCCGTCAGCGCGGCGTCCGGCGCTCCACTGGTGCTGAAGGAGGAGGAACTGCTGTGAGCTATGTCGTGGTATTTGTCCTGCTGATGCTGGCGGCCTGCTATCTGGGAGCGCGGCGCAGATGAGGCTGCAGAGGCGCCTGGAGCAGGTGTACGATGAGGTCAACCGCGGCCACTACGGGGGCAGGCTGCCGGAGGACCTGGAGATAAGGATCTACAAGATGAGGCTGGCCGGGCGCTGGGTGCTGCACATGGATGATACCCACGCCATATGGGTGTCGGACGACCTGCCGGAGTTCGCCGCCTGCATCACGCTGGTGCACGAGGTGGTACACGTGCGCTGCCACCAGATGGGCTGGACGGACCATGAGACACACGGGCCGAGTTTCTTGAAGGAAAGGAAGCGCCTCCGCGACCGCGGGGTGTTTGATAGGTGGCTGTGATGGTCGTAGCTGGGCTGGCAGGTTACGGCAGCTTGACTGGCGTTATAATTAGGCAACGCAGTAAGAAGAACCCTCAGGAGAAATGAAATGACTGTAAAGACTAAGAAAGTGACGCAGACCGACCTGGACTTCACCGTGTTCAGTCGCGCGGTGGCCGCCCAGTTCCAGCGCATGAGCGCGCATCCGCTGTTCCGCGCATCAACCAGCAAGGACGATATGTGGGCCATATACCAGGCCGCTTGGCCGGAGGGCACCAACGAGATCTTCCGCGAGCGGCGGGAGCATGATTGCCAGAAGTGCAAGCACTTCATCCGAGCGGTCGGCGGCGTCGTGGCCGTGATCGACGGCGAGCTTGTCAGTATTTGGGACGCGGAGATGCCCGAGCCGTACGCCACGGTGGCTGCGGCCATGTCGCGCTACGTGGAATCTTGCGCCATCGACAACGTGTTCCTCACGTCGGAGCGCACGGCGGGGGTGGCGAAGAATTTTCAGCAGGTCATAACTGCCCTAGAGTTCCAAGACTCATTCGCGAAGGCTTCGGCTACACCGCTAAAGAGCGAACGCGTGATCGAGTGGAACCACTTCAGCGTCGCCATCCCGGACCGCTTCGTCGTCTCGAAGAAGGACATCGGGCCGAAACTGGCCGACGCCCGCGCCACGCACGACGTTCTGCTGCGCGGACTGCAGGAGCTCACGCTGGACTCGGTCGACACGGTGCTCGAGTTGATTGCGCAGAACTCGCTCTACCGTGGGGAGGAGTATAAGCATTCGTTGCAGACGTTCCGGGCGTTGAAGGTGAAGTTCGACGCCGTGAGTCCTGCCATGCAGCTTTCTCTGAATAACCGAGCGGCAGCGGATGAAGTGCTGAACGAACGACGCGACCAGTTCGCGTGGCTCCACGCCCAGGCCGCGCACCCGACAGCGAGTCGGATTCGCAACACGGCCATTGGCACGCTGCTGATCGACCTGTCGGCCGGGATCGAGCTCGAGGACGCCGTCAAGAAGTTCGAGACGTCCGTCATGGCCCCATCCAATTACAAGCGGCCCACGGCGCTGGTTTCCAAGGCCATGATCGAGAAGGCGCGCGTGAAAATCGACGAGCTGGGGCTGGCGTCGGCTTTGGAGCGTCGCTACGCCGTCATAGACGACATCACGGTGAACAATATCCTGTTCGCCGACCGATCGGCCAAGGTGCTGAGGGGCCAGCGCGGCGGTGGTAAGACGGCCGAGAGCGCGTTCGCGGAACTGGCGGAGAAGATCCCCGAGGACGTCAAGAAGCTGGACCGCGTGGAGGAGATCGGCATCGAGAAGTTCCTCAAGGACGTGCTTCCGAAGGCGACCTCGCTGGAGGTTCTGTTTGAGAACAAGCACGCCGGGAACCTCGTCAGCCTTATCGCGCCAGTCGACCCCACGGCTAAGAACCTGTTCAAGTGGCCCAACAAGTTCTCCTGGTCGTACGCGGGGGACGTGGCGGACTCCATCAAGGAGCGCGTCAAGCGCGCCGGAGGAAGCGTAGTCGGCGACCTTTGCTGCCGGCTGGCCTGGGACTACACGGACGACCTGGATTTCCACATGATTGAGCCAGCTGGCGCGGGGCGTGGAAGAGGCGGTTTCGGCACCGGTAGCACGCATATCTTCTACGGCAACGTACGCAGGCCGTCTGCCAGCGGAGGCATTCTGGACCTGGACGCCAACGGTTGCGACGGCCTGAAGGCTGAACCAGCGGAGAACATCTTCTACGCCGACAAGGCCAACATGGCGGAGGGCGTGTACGAGCTGACGGTAAACAACTACTCGCGACGCTCGACCGGAAGTGGATTCGAGGCGCAGGTGGAGTTTGGCGGCGTCACGCACAACTTCGTCTACGAGAAGGCGCTGCGCACCGGAGAGACGGTAAGCGTAGCCAAGGTGAAGTACAGCCATGCGGCTGGGTTCGAGATTATCGAGTCGTTGCCGTCGACGCAAACCTCCAAGGAGGTTTGGGGTATGCAGACGCAGACCTTTCGCAAGGCGAACGTGGTCATGCTGTCGCCGAATTGGTGGGATGGCTACGCGCCTGGCACCGCGACGTTCGAATCACTCGGAGACGTGGAAGCTGACGAGCGGGTGGCGAAGGCGTTCGGTATCGGCAACAAGCACTACTTCTTCATGCTGGAGGGCTGCGCCAACGAGGGCAAGGCTCGCGGCTACTACAATGAATTCTTGCGCGCGGACCTGGAACCGCACCGCAAGGTCATGGAGATGGTGGGGGCCAAGATGCGCACGGACGAGGCCGCGCACCAGTTGTCTGGCTTAGGCTTCTCGTCTACACAGAGGGCTGAGCTAACCGTGCGGGTCGGCGGAACGTTCAGCCGTGTCGTAAAGGTGGTGTTCTAGTGGGCGATTGCACCGTATGTGGCGAAAACTGCATGGCCGATGTGCGCGAAGCATTTCCAGGCTGTCGTTACCAAGACTATAACAACAGCATTTGGAAAGTAGCTAGCGGCGACATGCGCGATGATGACCCACCACTCGGCAGTGGACCGACAGAGGCATTTGCATACCATGACGCCGCCGGTCGGCTGTTCAAGGTGCAAGAACTCCGAAGACGTCGTGAGCTGGTAAAAGAAGAGAAGACGGCCGAAGATGAGAACTGAGTTCCATGGACTGTTGGTGCTGAAGACGGGAGAGTTGGTAGTTGTGGACGCTGAAGTAAAGCTGTTCACAACTAGCAGCGCTGCTAAAGACTTCTACTTTGCAGAGTTTACACTAGAGCAATGTATTCCCGTCGTAGTGACGATTGAGAGCGTGGTGTCGCAAGTTGTGTTAACGGAAAGGAAGCAATGATGTTCACATTAGATGCAGCACAGAAGAGTAAGCTACGCACTTGGCAGCAGGAACAGGAAGAACTGGTTAAAAGCGAAGGCAAGAATGTCGATCTAAATGGCGAGCCTTACTACGGCGCTATAGGCGGCGAACTTACATATTCATTCACGCCAACTTCACTGGCGATAATTGTGAAAGTAAAGCACGCTGTAACAGAGAACGAGATTGATCTCAGCGACTACGACAGCTTCTAGGCTATAATCAAACCAATGGCACCATACTCGCACCACAGAAAAGGAGAACCACAATGTCAGAAGCAAACTTCGAACGTGCGTCACGGCTGAAGATCCGTTTCGCGACCACCCTCGGCACCATCTCACCCGAAGATCTCTGGGACCTTCCGCTCACTTCCGGCCGCTCGGTAAGCCTGGACGACATCGCCCGGTCGCTGAATAGCGAACTCAAGAGTGCCATGAACGAGAGCTTCGTGCTGAAGGCCACGGAGGCCGACGAGAAACTCCAGTTGGGCTTCGACATCGTGAAGCATATCATCGATATCAAACTGGCGGAGCGCGAAGTGGCGGCGACCGCAGCGGCGAAGAAGGCCGAGAAGCAGAAACTGCTCGGTCTCATCGCGGAGAAGCAGGAAGGAGCCTTGAAGGAGAAGTCCGTCGAGGAGCTCCAGGCTATGGTCGAGGCGCTGTAATTGATTCCTGCCACAGGAAACCGCCCACGTGCCGCTTGACGTCGAAGTGGAAGATCGGGCTTGTGGCTGGAAAGATGCGGAAAGCATTGAGCGGCTTCCGTATACCAACAGAGCAAAGGAGCGCCTATGTTAGACATGATTGCAATAGAGATGGCGCTGGAGAAGTTCAGAGCGAAGTGTCCTGATTCATACAAGGGCGTCGACGACTCTGAAACTATCTGCGCCATCTTGGGCTCTGCCGGCATGTTTGGAAGCATGGCGGCGCGTGCTACTAGCGAGCTGTGCCGTCTGCAAGCGAACATCGATGCGACGTTGTCGCCGGAATTTTGGAAAGAGGTAGACAAATGAGAACCATGTCGGTAGGGAAGTGGAGTAAGCTGCCAAGCGTGTACAAGGAAGTCCGCAACGGACGATACTGTGTCATGCTGGCTGGCAAGATGAGGCCGGTGATGCTGATCGGAGCCGCTACCAGGGAAGCGGAGACGGATATGAAGACTGAGTCGTGGACGCCGGCGCATTCGTTGGCGGCGTTCGCAAGGGAGGCGGGATGAGCTTGAAAAGCGTGCGGTACTGCGACGAATGCGGAGCGGCCAAGACCATCGCCAACCATTGGTGGGCCGTCTCCAACACGGCGGAAGCGCCTCTGTTCATGACCTCCAAGAGCGCCGACAAGCTGCTGCACAAGGACGCGTTCCGGCTGGATTACTGCAGCTACACCTGCGTCGGCACGGTGTTCAACCGCTGGCTGGACACTGGCTCCGTCGTCAAGAAGAAGCCGCGCCCGATCAAGGCGGTGGCCGTTGCCAAGGCGATAGAACCCGAACTCGACGAGACAGAGGAAGAGTACGCTCGGTTGCTTACACCGTCAGAGGTAGAAAAGGAAGCGTATGCAGCTGTTTATTGATTGTGACGGTGTGTTAGCGGACTTCGATCAATACTTCATCGACCACTACGGACGACATCCGACACTGGTGGAGGAAGAGCACGGCAGTAAACGACTGTGGCAAGATCTGCAGGACCATGAAGATTACTACTTCAAGCTGCCGCTCATGCCGGACGCCATGGAGCTGTACGATAGCGTCAAGCATCTGAATCCGATCATTCTGACTGGAAGACCAGCAAGCGGACTATGGGCCGTGGATCAAAAGATTCGTTGGACGGCCAAGCATTTTCCAGGCGTACCGACCATCGTCTGTCTATCGCGTGACAAGTGCCATCACATGACCGCGCCTGGAGACATACTCGTGGATGATCGGGTGAAGTACGCACCATTTTGGACTGACGCTGGCGGAGTGTTCGTTCATCACAAGTCGGCGGAAGCGACGATTGTTACACTAGAGAGGCTGGGTTTGCTGTGAAACATTTATGGCACGAGTTCATCGGCGTGCTTGGTATGATCTGGAGCGCTATTTTATTTCTATTCACAGGACTTGGTGATCAATGAAGATATGGATTCTGAACGTACTGGTTAGTGACCAATACGGCACCATTGAGGACGTTGGTTACTTCTCTTCAAAGGAACTAACCGAAGCGGCGCAGGCTTCCATTCCAACGCAACTTAGTTTGGTGCGAGAGAAAGAGCTGGACAGACCGCTGGAACCGAGGTGGTTGTGACGCCCTACTGCATACTGTTGGCGAAGCCAAACGACTCTGACGAGATCATTCGTAAATTATACCATGGGCTGGCGCGGTACTGCCATCCGGATGCGCGGCGTGGAATGCCAGAGGCGTCGCAGGAGAAGTTGAACTTCCAGTGGCACCGCATCACCGAAGCGTACTCAGCCATCAAGACTGACGCGCTGCGTGCACAGTGGGCGGCGTCGCAGTTTCTGCTGTCAGGGCAGTGTGGCAAGTGCGCAGGCTCGGGCGTGGTCGGTACACGTATGTTCAAGGGCAAGATAACGGAGTGCAAGGATTGCAAGGGAGAGGGACGCACGCGTGATGGCTGAAAACCGGTCACGCTATAATTGAAGCAAGGAGGTCGTTATGGCCAAGAGAAAACAGAAACAGCAAGAAACAGTAGTTCAGCCAACCAACCACGACCGTGCCCCTTACTGGGAAGTATTCTTCAAGTGTCAGCGTAGTCCTGTTCTACGGAGCCAGCTGATTACTGCACTCATGGCAGGTAAACCGTTGGAAGTTGAACGGCTTCCACCAGCCGCGCTGCTGGACGTCGTAATGCTGTCCATGGTTACGCGTGAGTATTATCAAGCTGAGATAATTGACGATTACGTGGCTCTTCTTCGCAAGACTGACACTATTTGGCGCGAGCCGATGTGGACGTGCAAAATTTTCGACCAATACCACTTGCACACGGCGGACTACGTGGTACGCGGTTCTACTGAGCTCGTCAGCTACGAGGACAGATATTTGCCAGGGTTAGTGCAGTGGTATTTGAACGCCGAAGCACCATCGTACTTCAAGGAGGAAATCACTAAGTGATGAAGACGCTGCGTAAGGAATGGCGGATAGCGCGCTACTACGGGGCCAGCAGGAAACTTGCTTTAAAGATAGTGTTTAGAAATTGGCGCTACAAGCGCCTGGGCCTCTAACGCAGCAACAACAATTCGTTTGGTTGAAAGAAGGAGCTTTACGAATGTACGCATCGATCGATTTCGCCAATAAGACAGAACTCCGCGCAGCAATCAAGCAAGGTCAGACCGTAGTGGCATACTCACCCACGCTCGGTATGGCGGCTGTAACTGGTCGAACTAAGATTGAAGGGCCGTGGCCGATTGGCGCGGTCGCAGCAGACGCCACCACGCAACAACCGGTGGTACGCTATCGCGGTCTGAACAGGTGGAGCGCGTGGGTCGACGTACGCGATATGCGCGTGGTGGCGGTGCACTAAGTTCGCAATGCGTGACCTCAGCTCGCTGGCAGACCGGGTGCGAAGTGTCTGCCGACTAAGGAGCTACGGACCAGGAAACTGGACGTACGCTTCTCTGGACCTACCGCAACAACCTACCGAGTGTCCGGAGGGTTCTCTCGGACAGAGCAGCGCGGGACGCGGGTGCCCTTTCCATCCGGGTGCGCTGCGAGTGGTGAGTGGTAGGTCCAGAGAAGCGTAAGATCAAGGAGAAAGAGATGAGCACAACAACGAATGGAGAAGTTTGCTTTGGAGTACTGCTAAATGACGAGGCGGAGGAATTTGAGCTGCCTTGGATGGCGGCAGACGTTGACTGTGACGAAGAGGAGTGGTGGCTGAAGGTGAACGGCTACAAGCCGCCGTTTGAGCTCTTCACAGAAGATGGCGACTACATCGGCGGTGTAGAGCCGCCGCGTGCGAAGGTGCGTGAGTACTACGCGCACAAAACCGCGTGGATGAAGCTGAACCCATTGCCGTTCGAATTGGTTAATTACCGCAGCGGTGATTGCCCCATGTACATACTGGCCGTGCCTGGAACGGTGCAGACGGCCAATCGTGGATATCCGAAGGAGTTGACGCTGGACACGCGCATCCGCCCACTGAGGCAGATAGTGCTGCGTGAATTTTGCAAGAAGTACAACCTACCCACTGAATTCAAGTGGTGGCTTACAAGCTACTGGGGCTGACATGCAGACCTTCCTTCCCTACAAGTCGTTCGTCAAATCGGCCGCGTGCCTGGATAATAAGCGGTTGGGCAAGCAGCGCGTGGAAGCCTACCAGCTGCTGAACGCGCTGCTAGGCTTGACGCACAAGCCAGGATCCGCCGTGCGCAAAGGATGGACCAACCATCCGGCAGCGTTGATGTGGAAAGGCCATGAAGGCGTTTTGTACCAATACGCTTGCATTGTATGCGACGAGTGGAAGCGACGCGGATTCAAGAACGAGGCCATGGAGGCTAATCTTCTGCGGCTGTTCAACGTAGTCGCTGTGCGCTTGATAAAGACATCGACGAGTCCAACGTGGCTAGGTAGTAGGAAGTTCCATGCGTCGCATCGCAGCAATCTACTGCGGAAGGATGCAGCGTGGTATGGGAAGTTCAACTGGAAGGAGCCGGCAGACCTGGAGTACGTCTGACCGGTGCAGAAGGAGAAGTAGCATGCCATTTGACGCAATGTACGACCAAGGAGTAGGTTTGAACCTGACGTCTAAGCCGCCTCTAGTAATACACCACAGTCCATGTCTTGACGGCTTCACCGCTGCGTGGGCCATGTGGCTGCAGTACCCTGACGCCGAGTTCGTGCCGGGCGTGTACGGACAGGCTCCTCCGGATTGCACCGATCGTGACGTGTACCTGTTGGACTTCAGCTACAAGCTGGAAGTCATCGACGCCATGCAGCGTGTCGCCAAGAGCATCACCATCTTGGACCACCACAAGACGGCCGAGAAGGACCTGTCCAATCTCTGGTCGCTGAACGACTGCAAAGGGGGTCACGAACGTGACGTGCATCTTCGACATGACCAAGTCCGGCGCGCGGTTGGCATGGGAGTGGTTCCATCCGCACACCGAGGTTCCCATGCTGGTCAGGGCAGTGGAGGACCGCGACCTGTGGCGCTTTTCTCTCGCGTACACCAAAGAACTAAACGCCGTATTGTTCAGCTACGACTACGACTTCAAAATATGGGGTTCCTTATCGCGACAAATGGAGTCTATTCCTGGTCTTGCCAGCATGCTGGAGGCCGGTCGAGCCATCCTTCGCAAGCAGGACAAGGACGTTCGCGAGCTTATCGGCATGACGAAGATGCGTCGTAGCATCGGCGGAATCATGGTGCCGTGTGCCAACATGCCGTATACGCTGGCCTCGGATGCAGCGAACTTGATGGCGGAGGGTAAGCCATTCGCCGCCACGTACTACAGCGACAAGGACGGCTTTGCGGTGTTCAGCCTGCGCTCCAGGGAGGATGGCGCTGACGTCAGCGAGATAGCCAAGAAGTACGGCGGAGGAGGCCACAAGCATGCCGCTGGGTTCCGCATCGAGTTGGTGAATCACATGCTCGGGTTGTACGACTATGAGAGGACAAAATGACGGAGATCAAGATTCTAAGCGCGCTGTTCGTATTGTTGTTCGGCCTGAACGTGTGGTTGCGCAGCCATCCAGTCAAGAAGCGGAATACAAGCATGAAGCTGATACCACTTCTGTTAGTAGTAGTTGGCTTGACCGGTTGCTCTTTGCGTCCAAGTCTGGACGTTCACCTTTATTGCGGAAAACACGATACATGGCAGGTCTGTGTGCGGTGCCCGGCAGGATTCAAGCCAAAGGTGCAATGGAGACCGCTTAACGGCGAAGTTGGCGACAACGTAGTTACGGCATTCACCGATGCGCAGGCCGCGCGGTGTGTCGTCGACTGGAAAAGCTTGGTGAAACGCTGATGGCGCACTTGTGGAGATGGTCGGTGCCGAAGGACGAATGGGAGCTGATCACGCAGGCTACGGACGAGAACAGGCAGACCGTGCTGCGCGGCTACAAGCGACGCGACCGCAAGGGCGTGCGGTTCAAGTGGACTGCCACGCAGGAAAAGCCGAAGAAGTTCAGGACGAGGGTGAAGAAGGAGGTTTGAGATGACAAGGGAGCATGGCACGGACTACGGTGCGCCGTTAACTGACTATGAGATAGAGGCATTGCGCTGTCTTATCGGCAGTCATAAGTACAAGGATGTCGGCAATGAGGATGGCAAGGGCCGGTGTGTAACCTGTGGGGAGGAAGAATCCGATGAGTAAACTCTGGAGGCTGTGGTGAAGATTTTCAAGTATGCACTACAGATAGAGGATGAGCAAACGGTGGAGCTGCCATTATGCTCTACCATACTATTCACTGGCGCGAATAATGGCGAGCTTTGTATCTGGGTACAGGTCCTGAACCCAAACGCGGCTAAGAAGCCGCACAAGCTGTTTATTCATGGTACTGGGCGTGAAATTAACGGCATGCTACAAAAGAAGTATCTAGGTTCAGTCGTGATGGAACCCTTCGTTTGGCACGTATTTCTCGAGGTGCCGCGTGGCTAACCTCTGGAAACCTATGCTCGCCGCCAAACCCGATCCCAAGGAACTAGACGCCACCCTGGAGAAGCTCTTCACGCTCGGTCGCACGTGGCTGGCGTCGCCGAAGCTGGACGGCATACGCGTAACGGTGCAGAACGGCAGGCTGTACAGCCGATCGTTGAAGCTCATCCCCAATAAGGCCATGCAGCAGCTATGGGGGCGTGAGGAGCTCGACGGTCTTGATGGAGAAGTTATCGTTGGATCGCCCACGGCTGAGGACTGCTTCAATCGCTCCACCAGCGTGGTCATGAGCCGGGATAAACCAGCCGACGATGCTACGTTCAACATATTTGATTGCTACGACGAGATGGAGCCCTTCGAGATTCGACTGAGTAATGCGACATCGACGGCCGATCAACGACCATTCATGAATCTTGCTGGTAACCACTCTACTACTGAGCGCTTCATACGTCGCGTGCCGCACACGGTTATCAAGACTCTGGAGCAGCTGGCCTCTTACGAAGGAAAGCAGACAGGCTTAGGCCACGAAGGAATCATGTTGCGCGACCCAATCGGCGCGTACAAGCACGGCCGCTCCACGGTCAAGGAGGGCGGGCTGATCGCCGTCAAGCGGTTCGTGGACGCCGAGGCCGTGGTGATCGGCACGTACGAGCAAATGGAGAACACGAATCAGCGGGTGGTTAACGAACTCGGCAAGATGAAGCGCTCCAGCCACAAGGCCGGTAAGGTCGGGAAGGGGACACTGGGAGGGTTCACGGTAAGACCGTTGGCGTGTGCTTGTGAAGCATGTCTTCGTGACAGGTCCGAGGCGTGTCTGCGACAGTTCAGCATCGGCACCGGTCAGGGTCTTACGGACGCGGTGCGCCTGGAGCTCTGGAAGAAGCGTAATACGCTACCGGGTAAGATCATCAAGTTCCGCTACCAGCTTATAGGCACCAAGGACGCACCTAGACAGCCGATATTTCTGGGCTGGCGGGACCCGCGCGACCTGTAGCCCATCCGGGTTATAATTAAGCCAGCAACCAAACTTTACAGTAACTAGATACCAAGACGTACGTGACCAAACTACACCGTAACTCAGAAGCCGAGGACTACAGAATGATCATGCAGTGGAAACAGCAAGGCAATGATTACACAGCAAGCTGGCAGGGGATTCATTTCGTGCTATTTGAGCATCCTACAACGAAGCGTTGGAACTTGTTCGCCGACGGAAAGCAAGTTCGGCAGACTTGGTCCAAGGCTCGTTTGGCGATGGAGCAGATTGACGGCAAGCAGCAAGCGTTGGTGCTGAAGGCGTCGAGGGCGCAGGCACCTCGTCTGAGTCTGGAACTGCACACTACGTCGGCTCGTACGAGCGAGGTTGGTGAAGCGCGTGGCCACTAAGACCGCACTCAAGCTGGACATCACTCCGGAGGTTACAGCGGCCAGCAAGGCACTGTCTCCGGCTGTGAAGCGACTGACGAAGATACTGGCTGGATTCGACGCCGACAGCATTCCGTACGGCGCACTTGCCGATTCGCTCTATGATCTGAAACAACTCAGCAAGATTCTCAACAGTATTACAGTACCATTCGACGACCTACTACTTCCGTCGGTGAAAGCTACGGAAGAGCATTTTGTGCAGAAGCTGGCCGTGGGCGAGTCCAGCGGCGTGCAAGGGCTGAAGAGCCGCGTGCAGGTGACGGAGTCCATTATTCCGGTTGTGAAGGATTGGGAGAAGTTCTACGCCCACATCAAGAAGAAGGGGGAATTCGAATTACTCAATCGAGCAGTGAACCGAGCGGCGGTACAGGAGCGCTGGGACGCGAAGAAGCAAGTTCCGGGCGTAGACAAGTTCCATGCAAAGAAAGTGAGTGTGACGAAGTTGAGCGGGAAGTAACTCCGGTCGATCCAGAAGATATTCTTCCCTCCATCTACTAAGGAATTGCTAATGAGAGAACATTTCTGCGAAGACTGTCGAGACGAACGAATTCAGTTGAATCATCTGGTCGGTCAGCGAATCACAAAGGCGCAGGTCAACTGCGATGGACCCGGTACCTACACGTTTGAATTTGAAGATGGTACCGTACTTAGCATTACGTCGTCAGGTAGCGATCTTACTACTACCGATGCAACGTTCACGATACCAAAACACACCAAGAAAATGTAGTGCAAGGAGCATTATGGATTTCGCAACAATCGCAATGTACGTGGGACTGGGCGTTCTAGCCATCATAGTCCTGAGCATATTCTTCGGGTCGTTCTACACGGTGCCTACGCAGGAAGCGGCTGTAGTAGCGCGCTTCGGCAAGTTCAGTCACATCGCACGGCCAGGGCTCAACTTCAAGCGGCCATTCGTGGACTCTGTCGAGTTAGTTAGGCTGGCCACGTACCAGCTAGACGACACCATTGAGACGAAGACCAAGGACAACGTGTTCGTCACGCTGCCGGTGTCCTGCCAGTGGCAGGTGGGTAGTTCGGATCAAGCCATCCAGGACTATCATTACAAGCTAACCAACAACGAGCAGATCAGCTCCTACCTGTCCAACATCCTGTTGGGACACATTCCGGACATGGACCTGGACACACTCTTCACGTCGCAGCAGCAGGTATCGGACAAGGCGTCGGCAGAACTTGAACTACAGATGTCCAAGTTCGGTGTCGAAATCACCAAAGTAATGATCACTGACATCCAACCGGACGCCGGAGTGGTCAAGGCCATGAACAGTATCAACGAGCAGACCCGGCTGGCCGTGGCTAATAAGGCACAAGGTGACGCGGAGTATATACTCAAGGTGCGGCAGGCTGAGGCTGATGCCGAGGTCAAGCGCCAAGAAGGTTTGGGCGTGGCTAACGAGCGTAAGGCCATCGCTGACGGGTGGGCTGACTCGATCGACAAGATAAAGGGCAGTACCGACCTGTCGGATAACGACGCTACGTTCCTGCTGCTGTTCACCAACTGGACCGACATGATGCAGAAGGTCGGCGGCTCTGACAACACCACCATGGTCTTTATGCCCTCTGGACCGGAGGGCTTGCAGAACTTCCAGGCGACGATGGCCAACGCGCAGTTGCATATGCTGGCGGCGAAGTGATAAGGAGAAAGTATGAACAACGAAGCAAGCGATGAAGTGGAATTGTACCAAAAGAAAATGTTGATCACGTTCGGCCGTCCGGTTGCCGTCATGATTGCTGGTAGTCCGGTGTTTACGGAAGTGGTGATTGCCGAAGTGAAAGACAAGAATCGAGACTTTATATACGGCGGCTCGATACGTGTCGTCGGTATGCCCAATCGTCCTGACTTTGAGAAGGCGCAGATTATGCACATTCACAGTATCAGCATTGCTGCTATGATCGAGCTCGATTAGGTCGGGTTGCTCAGCGTCGCAGAAACCAAGCACCAATACGAACGCAGCACAAGGAGAACTGAATGCCAGTAGTAAAGAAGACAGCAGCCAAAGGTAAGAAGACAACGTCCACGGCGATAATTCCTTGGACGGAAAAATTTGCGAAGTACGCCAAAGAAACAAAGGAACAGACCAAGAACATCGGAGTCGGCGGCGTCAGTATTAAGTTCGGCCGTGGACGCATCTCTATCGGCGACGTCGAAGTCAAGGGCGGCAAGCTGGAGTGCGTCATTGTCGGCAGCTGCGCGCTCAATCGCTGGAACGAGCAGCCGTTTGATGCGTCCAATCCGCTGCCGCCGGATTGCTACGCGTTCTCTGTCATCTCGGACGACCCAGAGATGGCTCCTCACCCGTCGGCACCTGACAAGCAAGCTGTGAAGTGCGCCGATTGTGAAAAGAACCAGTTCGGTACGGCGCGCGTTGGCAAGGGCAAGGCATGCGGCAATACTATTCGTCTCGGCCTGCTGACCGGCAATGACGCCACCGAGGACGCTGACAGCGTCGCCGCTGCGGAGATGGCCAATGCCGGTGTCAGCCCTACCAACCTGAACCATTACAAGAAGTACACCGACCTGTTGGAAGAGGAGTATGGTCGTCCGCCGTGGGCCGTGGTGACGGAGATTGCCAGTTACGATGATCCGAAGACACAGATTCGTCTGGAGTTCAAGATGGTGTCTCTGATTGACGACGACGACGTTCTCCAGGCTCTTGAGAAGCGTGTGCTCAAGGTGCAGGAGCAACTTCAGAAGCCGTTCTCCGTGGCCGATAAGACCGCGAAGAAGGCTCCGGCTGCGTCGAAGTCCAATTCCAAGTTCGCCGGCAAGAAGACTACACGGCGGTAGAATTCTAAGTCGTACTTGGTCGGTAGCCCTCACTGCTGGCCAAGTACGGCGAAGAAAGGAGTACTATGAAACTGATCTTACTGATCCCGCGCATCTTCCTCATCATTTGTTTGATTCCTTTTGCGTTGGTTTTTGGCCCTGCACTATTTACGAAGCGGAGATTGTTTTGATTCTATCGCGGCAAGATCTTATGAAGTACGTAGAGCGGGGTGCGCTACGGTTCGAGCCAGCATTGGCTGACGATCAGTTTCAGCAAAACGGCATTGACATGATTGTGAGTCAGGTGGAGAGCGACTTGTTGGCCGCAGGTGGATTCACGTTAGGTCGTACGCGCGAGATTATAACCATGCCTGACGACCTTATGGCGTTCGTGCAAATACGGTCCACTTGGGCGCGTATGGGCTTCATCATGCCACCGACTGTGATAGACGCTGGCTTCCAGGGCAGTATCACCCTGGAGATAGCCAAGTTCGGCGCGCCGGGTTACGTGCCTGTTGGACAGCGATTCGCCCACGTCATCTTCGCGAAGCTTACCAGCGCCACCGAGCCTTATCGCGGCAAGTACCAGGGCCAAGTGGCCATTACGGGGGCGCTGTAGATGCCACGTGCGCCGCAGGTGATTCTCGCAGATTTTGAAACGAAGGGTATTCAGTCGCGGCCAAAGTACCCACCGAAGCCGGGTTCGCTCGCTCTTAAGTGGCCCGATCAGTCAGATTACAAACTCATGGCATGGGGTCATGGGGATGGAACGCGTGCGTTCGACAACAATTGCACAGAGAAGGAAGCGCGCGGCGAGCTCAAGAAGGCACAGGAAAGCAAGTATCCAGTGCTTTGGCAGAACGAGAAATTCGATCTGGACGTCGCCGAAATACATTGGGAACTACCAATCCCGGATTGGCGGAAGCGTCACGATACTATGTATCTTCTCTTCCTCGAGAACCCTCATGCTCCGTCTCTAGCGTTGAAGGAATCGGCCCAGCGCATACTAGGGATTGCGCCTGAGGAGCAGGACAAGCTGAAGGAGTGGATCCTAGCCAACATCGAGGCGGCGCGTAAGAAGCCCAGCACATGGGGTGCGTATATCTGCGAAGCGCCTTATCGAATTGTCAAGCCCTACCACAAAGGCGATCTCACGCGCATGGGTCGGTTGTTCAATAAGATCTACCCGTATATCGTCGAGTCCGGAATGCTGGAAGCGTATCAACGTGAATTGAAGCTCATGCCAATACTGCTGGAGAACGAGCGGGTGGGGATGCGCGTGGACATGAATGGCCTAGAGCGTGACTTGCCGGCGATGATAGCTGGCGTAGAGAAGACCGATGTCTGGCTGCGCAAGAAGCTGGGTATTGAGAACATCGACAGTGATCGGCAGCTTGGCGAGGCGCTTTACAATAAAGGAATCGTAAGCGACTTTAAGAAGACAGCCAAGGGCCATCTGTCGGTGAGTAAGAAGACACTTACGTTGAATAAGTTCAAAGACCCGAAGGTGTATCAAGCCCTGCAGTATCGCGGTCAGATGAGTACGTCCATCTCGATGTTTATCAAGCCTTGGTTGGAACTTGGTACAGCCGGCAAGGGTACCATTCACCCTAACTGGTCGCAGGTGCGCAGTCCGAAGGGTAACAACGATACAGGAGGAGCGCGCAGCGGTCGCATCATTTGCTCAAAGCCTAACTTCTTAAATATTCCGAAGAAATGGAAGCGCGCAGCTTCTGCCGGTTACGTCCATCCAGCATTCTTGAAGGTTCCAGAATTGCCGTACGTACGTAGTTACTGCTTACCGGATAAGGGTCAGCGGTGGGGCAAAAGGGATTTCGATCAACAAGAATTGAGATTGTTCGGCCACTTTGAAGAAGGACCCGTTATGGCAGGTTTCTTATCTGCCCAAATAGATTTGCCATGCTCTAAGTGCGGCGCACCTGTAGGTAAACAATGCGTTGGTGGCAAATTTCACGCAGAACGCAAATACGACATCCATGAACTGGTGCGTGCAGAAGTAGAACGGCGTTTGATTGAAGCGTGTTTACGCGAAGGATTCGACCGTGACACTGCCAAGAGTTGCGTGTTCGGTCGTCTGTATGGCCAGGGTATAACCGGCCTGATGCAGCTTCTACAGCTACTAGATGAAGAGAAGCCTATTGCGCAGATCATCCAGGCTTCTATCAACGCGGCTGTGCCATCGATCAAGGAACTGGACAATCGTTTGAAGGCGCTCTCGGATGAAGGCTTGCCGATTCGCACGTTTGGGTCACGTCTGTACTATTGTGAAGAGCCGAAGTACAGTCCTCTGTATGGCAGAGACATGACATTTTCATATAAACTTCTCAACTACCTCATGCAAGGTAGCGGAGCTGATGTAACGAAAGAAACATTGATACGTTATAACGAAGCCAAGAAGAATAGCAGATTCGTCGTCACTGTGTATGACGAAGTTAATTTCAGTGCACCTGCTAAAGCAATGAAAGAAGAACAGAAAATAATGCAAGATTGTATGCGTAGTATCGCCACCGACGTTCCCATGTTGTCGGAAGGCGAATCTGGTGTTAATTGGGGGACTTTGACAAAATGGCAGGATTAAAACATTAGCAGTAGTAAAGAGGCAGCCTGGACCACTGTGCTGACCGGGTTACTGCATGAAGTAGATTCACTGCTTGATCCTGAGCATGTCTATCACTTGCCAAGTACGCAAGACGACGGCGAACCAACCACTGAGTAAGAAAGGCACAATGGCACCTAAGAAAGTACCCGCACCCGAGGTCAAGAAGACAACAACTACATTCACAGTGCCGCAGAAGTTAGCGACCCTTTCCTCGTGGTCATATTCGGTGTACACTTCGTGGCTGCGCTGCCCAGCAGCGGTGTGCTACGACAAGATTAAACGTATAAAGATATTCGAGCCGGAGAACCCAGCATTCGTCAAGGGCAACGCTGTCCACAAATTTGCCGAGGATTACATCGCCGGAAGACTTCCGGCCAAGGAGCCAATCCATCCAGGCTTAAAGCAAGTGCAAGATCGTGTGACTACGTATCGCAAGGTCAAAGCCATGGTGGAGCAAGACTGGGCGTTCACGAAAGAATGGGTTCCCACCAAGTGGAATGATTGGACTCATTGCTGGTTGCGTATCAAGGTTGACGTCTGCGCGGTTACGGAAGCCACCAAGAAGGCGCCACCGCTGGTACATATAACGGATTGGAAGAGCGGTAAGGTGTATGAGGAGCATAAGCAACAGCGTAGCCTGTACGCGCTGGGAGGACTGCAGCTAGTCGAGCTCGGCTTACTAGCCGGTGGAAACAAGGATACCAAGGTAGTAGCCGAGCATCTATACACCGACACCACCCAGTCGGCGACGGAGGAGTATTCACTCAAGGATCTGAAGCCGCTGAAGAGTGAGTGGTTGACGCGTACCAAGCAAATGATGGCCGATACAAAGTACGAGCCGAAGCCGGGTTACCATTGTCGGTGGTGCAGGTTTAGGGCTTCTAACGGTGGGCCTTGCGAGGCGGAGCAGAAGTCCTAGTGGGTAGAACTGCGAAGTATCGCTCGTCGGACGCACTCCTAGTTGATCTGTTCTTCTTGACCAAGGCTGTACCGCCGAAGGTAGAGCAACTAGGAGAATGGATAGCGGATCTACAGAGCATGTACGCGCAGTATCAGAAGGCGCTACGAAGGGAGAAGCGGCGTGCTAAAAGTTAGTGCTGGGTACGAAACGATAGAAGAAGAGTTCGAAGCGAGTTTGCGCCGAGTATTCGTTGACGGCAAAGCTGATTTTATACGTCTGGACGATCGTAGACGTGAATTTCTAGTGCGAAGTGCAGGCTATGGAGAAGAGCAAGGTTGGTTGCGCTTAGAGTTAATTGAAGTAGACGAACAATCTAGTTACCTTGAGGGACGTCTAACATCTGCTGGGAAGGTTCACTTTGGCCTCGCGGTATAGGCGTGAATCCCCCACGGAGGCGTGGTGCGTGGCATGGGCACGATTCCGTGGTGTCGTAGTGGCCAAGATGACCGGCTGTAATGGCATTCCGGATCGTATCTTCTTCTTACCCAGTGGAGCGCCAATCATCGGCGAGTTCAAAGCCAAAGGTAAGAAGGGTAAGGGGCTCCAGGCTGAGACTCAACCGTACTACCTGACTAAGCTGATTGAATACGGCTACGAGGCGTACTGCTGGGACACCAAGGAAGCGTTTCTAGAGGTCATGAAAGGTAGGCTGGAATGTCCGCAAACCGCACCATCCAGGACGAAGAAGTCGAAGAAATCATCGATCGCGTCGAGCAAACGCAAGACGGCTTTATCATCGTAGAACTGTTGCATGAACTTTTGAAACTGAGACGGAAGGTTAGAAATGACTCCAGTAATTGAAGGCGTAAAGATTGGCGACGAGGTGAAGGCGCACGGTATCAAGTGGCGTGTGGCAGCGTTGAACGAGAAGAATGGTCACGTGTACCTGGAGCGAGGCGCTGTGGGTTATGAGAAGGGCGCGCAGTGGGTGCAGACGGTAACGGCTGAGACGGCGAAGGATTACGCAATTGTTAAAGAAAACAGCGTAAGCATAACCAGTAGGAAGGGACTTGACCTTGCCGACTGACCTCGTACCAAAATCACTGGCTCTGAAGATGGAGCAGTGGCGGAAAGCGGCTAAACCGTGGACGCCATGGCCGTATCAGGAACGCACACTGAAGTTCATGCTAGAGAATCCTCGGTCTGGCTTGCTGCTCGATCCTGGAATGGGCAAGACAAGCGTTTCATTGGCTATGTTCAAGATATTACTGAAGAAGAAGTTAGCCAAGCGCATGTTGGTCATCGCACCGTTACGGGCGTGCTACTATACTTGGCCAGCGGAGGTGTGTGATTGGACAGACTTCAAAGACATGCGTATCGCTCTGTTGCATGGTGCCGACAAGGAGAAGAATCTACGCAATTTGCAACCAGAGCATCAGATCTGCATTATTAATCCTGAGGGCATTCCATGGTTATTCGAGACCATGAAGCGCGCTAAATTGCTGGAAGCTGATGTGCTGGATATTGATGAATCGTCTCTATGGAAGAGTAGTGCAACGGTGCGTTTCCGCGCTTTGCGGAAGCACCTGCGTACGTTTAAGCGGCGACATATACTCACAGGTAGCCCTCGTCCTCGTAACTATCTGGACTTGCATGGGCAGGTGTATCTACTGGATCAGGGTGCAGCGCTGGGAGAGTACATATCCAGCTATCGCAATACGTACTTCTTCCCTACCGGCTACCAGATGCGCGAGTGGCAGATACTGCCAGGTGCTGAGAAGAAGATCGACGCGCTGGTAGCGCCCATGATGATGCGTCTGGACGCCAAGGACTATCTGAAGCTGCCTAAGGAGATGGAGCGCACCCACCGGGTTGATCTACCCACGGCGGCGCGCGTTGAATATGACAAGATTGAGAACTCGCTACTCAGTACACTCTTCACGCAGCCGTTGGTGAATTCAGCCAGCGCGCGGTCGAAGTGCTGCCAGATTGCCAACGGATCGGTATACCTGGACTACGACCCGGAAGAGAATTGGGGTAACAAGCAACGACCAGTTAAGGTAGTGCACACGGCCAAGGTGGAAGCGGTAGTGGACCTTGTACGTGAGCTACAGGGTGAGCCGTTACTACTTGGTATCGGTTTCCAGCATGACGTAACGGCGCTGCGGTTGGCGCTGGGTAAGGACGTTCCATGCATCAACGGGCAAACCACACGGTCGCAAGCGGCGGACTACATCGAGCGGTGGAATAAGGGCCAATTGCCGTTGCTGCTAGGTCACCCGGCCAGCATGGCGCATAGTTTGAATATGCAGAAGTTCAGCTCTAGACACGTCGGTTACTTCGACATACCAGACAACTACGATCTTTATCACCAATTCTTCCTGCGTGTATTGCGCCAAGGCAACAAATCGGCGTGGGTCATGAAGCACCACTTCGTCGTCAACAATACGGTGGACATACCAAAGATTCGAAATTTAAGGTCTAAGGAAACTGGGCAGAAGGCGTTTCTAGCGTCCATGAAGGAGTACTCGGAAGAAAGAGCTGGTGGTAAGAAAGGGAAGAAGTGAGCAGTAAAACTGAAGCACAATACTTACGCGAAGCTACGAAAGTAGGCAAGTGTCGTCTTCATCCTTCGCGAAATGTAGCCAGACGCGTTTACATTCTACGTCATGGCTACGTACCCAGTCACATATACGTTTGCCATAAATGTGATCAACCGCAATGTATCGTGGATACGCATCATTTTCTTGGTACGCAGCTTGACAATGTTCGTGACATGATTCGCAAGGGTAGAAAACGACAGGTAGAGTGGACGTCTGAAATGCGTGCTAAGAAAGCTGAATCATCTAGAAGTATGTGGGCCGATCCGAAGTTTCACAAAGCACAGAAGAAGCGTATAAAGGATGCTTACGCGAAGAAAGTGTGGACTAAAGAAGAGCTCGCAGCGAAGTCTGCCGCTGTGAAGCTTGGCCACATCACCAGAGCGATAAATAAAGCAGCAAGAGCGAAGGCGCTATAATTCAAAGAGCGTCAGAAGGAGGCGCTCTGAAAATGAACTGCATCGCGAGAGTTCCCATGGGTGGGCGCAGCGTTAGTATGCGCTCGTGCTTACGCGCCGCATGCGTGGGCGGTTACTGTACGCAGCACAATCCAGAAAATGTGGCTAGGAAAGCTGAAGAGCGAAGCGCCAAGTGGGATGCCGCGCAGAAGGAGCGCGTAAAGAAGTTTAGCTGTCTACCGTGCGCTATTGCGCTACTGAAACGTGCGCAAGCCCAGCTTCGCGTTGACAGCAAGTTGAACAAGGACGTTGAGAAGTTCCTGCGGGAGGTCTCCAATGGTTGAGCAGCTGGAACTCCCCGTAAACGCGGTAGAAGTAGTGCCGCAGCCTGGACTCTTGGCTACGTGGGCCGAGGTCCAGGCATTCATCTTTGCCGGCAAGGCGACGTTCACCCTGGTGTCGCTGAAGACGGGCGTACGCTTCACGTACAAGGTCACCAAGCGCAAAGAGAATCCGGCCGACGACACTGTGTACTTCGCAAACCTACTGCGTGGCCCCGACAACACGTCGGACTTTGCGTACATGGGTGTTCTTCGTAAAGACCCGGCGCGCTTCTTCTGGACGGCTACCAGCGGCAAGGTCGGCCGGCAAGCGGCGGCGTACAAGGCGCTGGTCTGGTTCGTGGACGCCATGAAGTGTGGGCGCGAGGTGCTTGGCGATACGCTGGCGGTCTGGCATGAGGGAGCGTGCGGTCGGTGCGGTCGGAAGCTTACGGTTCCAGGCTCCATCGCGGCGGGTCTTGGCCCCGAGTGTGCAGGGAGGATGGTATGACCTTTGAGCAAGAGTACACCGAAGAAGAGGTCACGATGTTACTGCGCGGATTAGACCTGTTGGCAACTGAGATGCGTCAAGCGCAGTACGTTGCCGTGCGTGACGGCAACAAGCCGTTCGTCAAGCACAATGCGTATTTTCTTGGAGTTTTACGTAAACTCCGCGAGAAGCTGCGTTCAGAGGTATAATGTTTTCAGCGGACTGAAGGGGCCGCCAAGACATGACAAAGATAATGGCACGGCATCACAAGACACGCGTTGCGAACTGTAAAGGGCGCATGCGTGGTGAACGTTCTGAATACGGTGTGTGGGCTTATTGGTGTCCAGAAGCTCAGAAGTCGACGAAGACTAGTGGCTGGACCGCGCAGCCTTGCACGTGCGCAAAGAAGGCGGCCAGCGATGCCTAAGCTCACCGTCCTTTGCCTGAACGACTATCCGATAGGCGTCTACTCATCCGAGCAGTTCGCCGAGTTCGCCGCCGTCGTGGACTGGAAGGGCCGCGAGCCGCGCTGGCGGGAACAGGGCTTGAAGTTCAAGGAGTCGTTCGACGGTACCATCGGCTCCTACGTCAAATGGCACTACCACCAGCACGAGTTTGAAGTGGATGCGGAGGCGCGGCTATGAGTGAACAATCTAGACGCATAGCTGCAGAGCAAAGACGCTCCACTATTCTCTCTAAGCGTTTCAAGACAATGGCCGATCACATTAACTCGCTTCGTGACAGTCAGTTTGAAACTCTAGACATCAGCGAAGAAAAGTTGCTTATCAACATGGAACAATGCTTACTGGCGCTGGCAAAAGCGCGGATTGGAGCGAGATGAGTAAGCCATTCTCCGTCATGGTTCCTTGCCCCGGCGTTACCAACGACGGTCTTGCCGGCCACTCTATGCGCGACTTCTGTTCGTCGTGCGCGCCGCATTGGGAGCAATATCCAACGTGCCCAACGCATCATCGGAAGCTACCATCCAGCGGATTCTGCAGCGATTGTAAGAAGTTCTACCGCGAACCGGAGCGTTTGGATCTCTCGGAGTACAAGGGGTTTGCATGAAACTCTTGAGCGATCCAATCACCTTGGAAGAGCTTGAAGTCGTCCTAGCGCGCGTACTGGATTCGCCATTCGAAGTTGACAAGTGGCGGTCCACTGTAGAGGACGCGTACATCCGCATCGGCGGAAAGAACGCGCGGCTGGTACAGCCAACGAAGAGGGAGTTCCTCCATGGCTAAACAACGCGTGGTCGTCAACGGCACGGAGTACAACCTGATCATACCGCATGGACAAGAAATCACGCTTTCCAGCGATAAGCACGCTGCGACTATGACCACGACCCTCCACGAACTTCAAACGCAGTACGGCGTGAAGACGGCGTACTTTGTGCGGTTGGCACTGAATGAGTGGAGACGGCGATGATCTTCCTACTATTCGTAACGAACATACTCACGATGTGGCTGCTGTGGCTGGCGATCTACCGCCTGCATCAAGCGAAGAAGCGCCCACTGATTACGGCTGAGCTCAAAGTGGAACGCACGCAGCGCGTAGAGCATTCCACGTTGACCGACGATGTGATCAGCGCGTTGATGAATCTCGGTTACAAGAAGAAGGTAGCGCAGCGTGCGGTAACTGAGGTGGTCGGCAACGGCTGGACGACGTTCGACGACCTGTTCCGCGCGGCGCTGAGGAGGGCGGGATGACACCGGATCGTGGGACTGAGGTCGTGTATACAGCGCCCAATGGAACGTCGTTCCAGGCGGTCGTAGTGAATGGTCGTCTGGAGGATGACGGGCTTTTGGCGATTCGGCACAAAGCGGATGGCCGGTTGGTGTTCGCGAATCCAGATTTTCTGGAGAAAGTCGTAGTTCCAGAAAACGAGCTATAATCCTAATCAGCGCACAAGGAGCGCTACCCAATGCCTGAAGTGATCTCAGAAAACATCGTCCGCAAGATTCAACTCCTCCTCCAACTCGCAGAGCGCGCCGCTGGTAACGAAGTGGAAGCCGCCGCCGCCATGGCGAAGGCTCAAGAGCTTCTAGCACAGTACAACCTGGACCTCGCCACCGTACAAGACAAAGTCGTCAAGGGCGGTACGAACACGCCGGACGACGCCATGGCGAAGCGTGATTACGCCGTAACGAAGCGTTCAGCCATGTACCAGTGGCAGCGGAATCTTGTGCGCGCTTTGGCCGAGGCGAACTACTGCATCTACTGGACGGCCGAGGTACAGGAAGAGCTCTACATTCCGAAGAGCAAACGGAAGTACGATGATGACGAGGCCATGCAGAAGCGTTGGGTGAAGCGTCATAAGGTGCTTGGACGCACCGCCAACACGATGTCGGTCTTGATGATGGTGGACTACTTGATGGACACGATTGAACGTCTACTACCGTACGAACAGAAAGAGCGACTCAGCCGGTCGGCTAGCAGCTGGCGCGAGGGCTGCTCTGATCGTCTGATTCAGCGCATCCAGGCGAAGGCCGAAGCCATGAAGAAAGCGGATTACGCCACTCAGGGAGAAGCTGCTTACACCACGGCCATCGCGTTACGGAACGTCGCTACCGCTGAGGAGATCGGGAACTACGACTTCCAGAACGGCGCGGGTGCGTGGGCGGCGCGCGCCGCACGTATGAAGGCGAACGAAGAGCGTTGGGCCGCGCAGGACAAGTTGAACGCTGAACGCGAAGCCAAGGAGCTCGCGGAACTGGAAGCGAAATTGGCACTGGAAACGCCTGCGCAGAAAGCCAAGCGTCTGAAAGCGGAAGCGCGTGAAGCGGAACGGCGCGCTAAGTACAGCGAACGGTATTGGGAGGCTCAGGATCGCAAGGCGTATCGTGAAGCTTCGCGACGTGACCACGGAGCGTATCGGGCCGGGTCGGCAACGGCGGAGAAAATCGGCCTTGACGACCAGCTGAAGTCTGGTAAGACTGCTGGAAATCTAAGCTAAGTCGTTGAAATTGGGCCAGTTGCACTCCAGAAAAATAGTTTTCAGATTCTCTGTTTTCTGGAGTATAATCATTTCAGTGGCAAGAAGCCACTCAAAAGGAGCCTCAAATGAACCTCACCGATAAACTCACAATCGCCGCCCTAGTTGGAATCGCCTCCATCGGTCTGTCACAGACCCCGACCGTCAAGCCGGTGTCGCTCGCCACCACCGCGCCGTCTACGTCATTCGTAGTGCCTACCGCTCAGCCCGTTACCGCGTCGCTCTTCGCGAACGACGGTCCGATCAAGCCGGGTGCGAAGCTCGTAGTGGTAGGTAACGGTTGGTACAAGGCGTCGCCCACTACGTACGAGTTCCGTTCGGCCGGCAAGCTGATCGCGACGGTCGATTGCTCTCCTAACGGTACGTGGTACGCTCACCTTCACGCTGGTGCCACGCTGGTTGCATTCACCACCCTGGACGCCGCGCAGTCGTTCATTGCTTCCAGCCGCTAGTAGCTCGTCTTCACGCCTCTCTAACCTTCGTAGATATAGCGGTACAGGCCGCTAAGGAGAAACAAAATGCCACAGTCCATGCAACAGAAGCGCAAGAACTCCCTCGAACTTCTCAAGTCAGCACTCATCAGCCGCATCGCGCAGGAAGAGTTCAAGAAGGCTGAGAACCTCGCCCGCATGATCCAGTTCACCGAAGCCGCCATCGCGAAGGGTGGACGCTAACATGGCAAAGTCAATCCTGAAGAACATCAAGGCAGCACCGAGCGCGAAAGCTGTCAAGGCTGTTGGCAAGAAGTTGATCAAGACGGCTAAGGGCGAAACAGTCGTAGCCACGCACGACATCCACAATAAGTCGCTCGCTCCCACCGCGCCCGTAACGCCGCTGACTCAGGCGTTCGTCAAGGCCGGATTCGTATACAGCCGCACTGAGGAGGTAGATAACAATACCGCTCATGGCTATACACGCGAAGACGGTGCGGCGCTTCTATTCACGCACGCTGGCAGTTCGTCCAGCATCAACACCGCGTGGCAGGTGAAGTTTGCGGACGGCTCCACGGCTGAAGGCAAGAACGCTCAGCAATTCGTAAAGACCATGTACGACGCTAAGGGACCGGCTCCGTTACCTAGCAACGTCGTGGCCGCGCTGGACGCGCTACGTAAGCTGACGGCTGGCAAGTATCGCATCAGCGATCTGGCTGGCGACGCCAACTACAAGGCGCGCGTGCAGCTTCTGAAGCTGCTACGTAAGACTGACAAGGTACTGGTCAAGGAGAGCGGCGTCAACAAAGTGCTGACCGAGTTCTACGTCGCGCTCGGCATCGCGAAGTCGTCCGTGGCCGGTATGGAGTCGGCATTCAGCGCGAAGTGCATGGAGCTCGCGAAGAGTGCCAGCAAGACGGAGCGCGCGGTAGCGAAGGTAGAGAAGGCTGTAATCGCTGACGAGCTTCGGAAGACGGTACACACCCGCGTCGTATTCGATGGCAAGCCGATCCTGGACGCGCCCAAGAAGATGAACAAGAAGCAAGAAGCCAAGGACAGCGCCGATTTCAAGCTGGAACTGGCGGCACGAGTCAAGCGTGCGGAGCGCGAAACGGCGAACATGCCAATGGCGCAGCCGAAGTCGGATGCTGATATCTACGTCAACCTGGACGAGATATTCCTGCTGGAAGATCCCAATAATGGTATCGTTTTGCTACAGTTGGAAAAACCCAATTCGCAGGGCGCGATTTGCGTGTATAATAACGGGAGTCGCGTTGCTGCCGGAGTAGTACCGACAGAAGTTCTGAGAACACTGCGTCAGATCACAAGTAGCGATCTAGTGAGAGACGTAAATCAGTTACTACACCCCATTACGGCTGGAGTTGTAGTTTCGTCCGTGGCTGAACGCCACCTTACAGCGGTGTTAGATCACTGCAAGGAGAACATCATGACCACTGCAACCGTTGAAACCAAGAAGCAGAAATTCGCACCTCCCGCTGGAACAGCCAAGAAGACCGCGAAGAACGCTGTCACGACCAAGGTCAAGGCAACCGTAACCAAGAAGGCCGACAAGGCACCGCGCGCCGCAGCCGCCGATCGCAAGATCAAGGCGTTAGTAACGTTGAAGTCGGAGTCGTTGCCCCGCGAAGGCAGCTTCTGCTACGGTCAAGTTGAGGCCATCATCGGCTCCAAGACCGTGAGCGAGGCTCAGGCCAAGCTGGACAAGTCCAAGCTGAATCCCAGCGGTCGCAAGCTGGAAGTGGCGTGGCTGGTGAAGCAGGGCTACCTGTCCGTCATCGAGTAGTTCAGCGTAGTAGCGCGAGTCCGGCGCGTTATCCGGACACATCTCAGCCTGAAAAGGATTGACATCATGCCTACCTCTCTAGCTCGTCGTATCCGCCGCATTGGCATCCTGCCTTCCATAACCGTTGACGGCGTTACGAAGCGTCGCTTCGAGGAAATGAGCTCGTCTGCTCGTTCTAAGATGGAAGACGCCATACGAGCCGAACGAGCGCCGCGTCATGCGAAGTTTCTGGCGGCGCGCAAGTCGGCTAGAAGCAAGTAAACCACTACAGATAGCCTGAACACGAAGAGTATGAGACGCCCAGAACATCGGGCGTCTTTGTATTTCCCCGGGTGTCTTAGACGCCTTTGCCACGTAAGAGGAGAACGATCCTGAAAAACCTAACACTCATCATCCCCACGCACGGTCGTGTTAACAAGCAGATAACGCTCCAGGCGCTGCCGACTGCGCTCCAGGCCGAGGTCATCCTCGTGGCTTCGTTGCCTGACGAAGCCAAGGCGCTGAAGAAGCTGTACCCGGCTAACCAAGTGCTTACAGCCAAGGGCACTACATCCATCGCTACGAAGCGTCACTGGATTATGAAGAACGTAGCCGGCAAGTTTCTATTTATGATGGACGACGACCTGGCGTTCTTCGAGCGCTGCCCGGCTAAGTGGCGCGTGTGGGAGGAGCATCGCAAGGCGTACGCCGTAGCTCCGGACGCACCGGCTGGAACCTCGCTGATGATGCGTCGCTATCCTAAGGACAAGGTCCTCTTGAAGCTATTCCAGGAGATGGATTCCTACGCTGGTAAAGAGCACGACCTCGGTATGATCGGCATCGCGCATCGGCGTCACTCTGACAAGAAGAAAGCGGCGTGGGAGAAGAACGCAAGGATGATGTATGCTTTCGGTGTCAACCGAGAGCTCTATCTCAAAGAGAAGATTCGCTTCGACGCCATAGGTCTGCGCGAGGACTTCCACGTGGTGTTGTCCATGTTGCGTAAAGGCCATGAGTGCCACAACTACGTCGAGCTACTCAACAACGAGTACGGCACATTCGGCGCGGCGGGAGGGTGCAGCGGCGAGCGCAGTATGGAGTACAGCGACGCCCAGTGCTTCGAGTTGGCCAAGCTACACCCCGGCTTCGTGAAGGTGGTGGACCGCGCGTACACCACGACGGCTGTGCGTAAGGAGGTCGTGGTAGCCTGGAAGAAGGCTTACCTCTCCTCTCTGGCTCAGCCCAAGGTTCCAAGCGTACGGAAGGCAGCAAAGAAAGCGGTGACGGCATGAAGTGCGAAAATTGCAAGAAGAAGTGTGCGAATCGGTTCTGTAACCTTGGCTGCTTCAACCGGTGGGTGCGGCGTGGTAATCGCAAACTGGTGGAGGACGCGCACAAGAGCGGCACGGAGGATTACCGCGTCGTCGTACGGAAGATGATGGGAGGCACGGCGTGATCATTCACCACAAGATTCAGCGCAACAGCGGAGCAGCCCTAGAGCCGTGTATCTATAAGAGTGGCCATGGTGTGCCGACGCAAGGCGCTAAGATGCGCGCCTATCCGGACGTATTTGTGCCGGTGCTAGGTATAACGACTGGCGGCTACGTCATGCCGGTAATGGGCGAACCATCGCCGGTACTGGACCTGCCGTTGGCGCTGGCCCGGTTGGCTGCTTTATGGGACCTGCCGGTGGCGCATGTCTACGATTATGAGGGCCGCCGTCGCCACCACGTAGTCCAAGTAGAGCCGTTCACTCGCACAGAAGGCTTTCCGCCTATTATCCGGTCGGCGCTGACGACGTGGTACGAACGAATTGGTAGTACGCAAAGCAAAGGAGCACAGGTCGTACATGGTGATCCCACCCTGGAGAACTACGTACGCGACGGTTATTGGCTAGACCCTAGTACGCGTCCATTGCCACAAGAGGCCGAGCTTGACGGCGGCAAGCTGCTGCAGTCGTACTTCCACTACGGTCGCCCTTGCCTGGAGTCGGAACGTTACATGATACGTAAGTTCTTGGTCGAGCAAAAATTGAACCTGGACCTCTGTATCTACTACATGCTGACGCACATCATTCGGCTGTATGGTGTGCAGCCGCAGGCGCGTGTATGGGCCATTGACGTCGTATCGGGCCTGCGTAATTTGGCGGAAGAACTTCGCACGGAAATGAGAGTGGATGCATGCAAGTAGTTATTCTGGCGGCAGGACGCGGTGAACGATTTGTCAGTAACGGGGTAATGACGCCTAAACCGCTGCTCCCAGCGCGCGGTCGCACGATGATACAGCATGCGCTGGTCCAGGCGTCTGAAATCATCAAGACGCCTGTCGTTGTGTGCTTGGTGGATTTGTACAGTGAGCTTCACAAGCAAACGCCGAAGAACATGCATCCGATCCGCGTGCCCATTCGGTTCGTGCAGAAGGGTGCGGCCATGTCTTTGTTGGCGGCGTCAGGTGTGATTCGCGATACCGATCCGGTGCTGGTCATGGACTGTGACACCATCTTCAAGAGTGGTGTGCTTGCTAAGTTCTCTGAGTTTAGTGAGGCTTGCTTCAAGTCTGGCGTGCAGTCTTCTATGCTGTGCTTCCGTCCTAAGGATGACAGCGAGCGCTACAGTTTCGTTATCATGAAGGATCACTTAGTGACGCAGGTGGTGGAGAAGCAGCGCATAAGCGGTATTGCTTCTTGCGGCGTTCATGCATTCCAGTCGTGGGAGCTTGCCAAGCGCGCCATCTACGAGATGGTGATTCTCAGTACGATGACTAACGGTGAGTACTATCTGGCACCGTGCCACAACAATTTGCAGTTGACCACGGCCATGGTGATCGCAGCCGATGAATTCAACCACGTAGGCACACCGGCTGAACTGGAGGCGTATGAGCAAGCAGTTCCCAAGGCTTGAAGAGTTCGTGTACTTCGTGAACGAGCGTTGGTCCATACATCAGAAGCGATTGGCTGGGAAGCCTGCTCCGTGGACGAAGGATCCTATCCTGTTGGAATACCGCTTTACCAACGTACGTCGCGAAGACGACAGGGTCACTAAGTGTATACACGAAAACTGGTTACAGCCGCACGCGGAGGACTACGACACGGTAGTCTTCGCAATGGCGCTGGCACGGTTGGTGAACTTGCCGGCGAGCCTGGAAGCGCTCGGTTATCCATCAAAATGGAATCCGAAGCGGTTTGTGAAGCTGATGGAGGCGCGCAAGAAGGACGGCATGGCGACGTTCACAGGGGCATACATGATAAACGCCGTCGGTGCTACCAAAGGACAGTCCAAGGCGTCGTACTTGGCCGACCAGGTGCTTGGGCCGTTGTGGAACAGCCGTAAGCTGCTAGGTAACTTGGTGCGTACCGGGTGTGAGCTTAGTACGTTGCAAGAAGCGCTCATGTTACATCACGGCTTCGGAGGTGGGTTCATGAGTGCGCAGGTCGTGGCGGATATTAAGCACCTGCCTTCTATGAAGAAGGCTGAAGACTGGATGACGTTCGCAATGTCAGGGCCAGGAAGTCGTAGAGGGTTAAACTGGCTCGTGGGAAGAGAACCAACTGCGCGCTGGAACGAAGAGGAATGGCATGCTACGCTGCTGGATTTGATGAAGGTAGCTCAGCCAAAGTTGAAATGCCCAGTGTTGGATGCGCAGAATCTACAGAACTGTCTGTGTGAATTCAGCAAATACTGCAAGGTGAAGTACAACGGCGGCAGAGCGAAGCAGAAGTTCCGCGCCAGCGGCGAAGCTTATAATTAACCCATAGCAGCGAAAGGAAGTGAAGATGTACAGTTACAAAGCTAGAGACGTAAATGAGGCGCTTTCACTTGGACTACAGCATTTGTTACACAGTGGAATCAAAGAGGACTCCAGAGTAGGTCCAGTGCTAGTAGCGCCAGGGCCGGTGTGTATCGAGTATACCGACCCAAGGCAGCGAGTGCTGTATTCACCAACGCGCGATGCGAACCACGTATTCCATGTGATGGAGGCGTTGTGGTTTTTCTCGGGGAGCAACGAACTGGAGTTTCCGGTTTTCTTTAATGCCTCATACTCGCAGTTTTCAGATGATGGCAAGACTATGTGGGACTCTTACGGATGGCGCTGGCGAGAATTCTTCGGCTATGACCAGCTCGATGCCATAGTGGAGGAGCTCAAGTCGAATCCGGGAAGCAGGCGCTGCGTATTGGCGATGTGGAACGCTGATATTGCGCCAAGCGCCCCGCAATGGGAGGCGAAAAGTGGCGTACAGTACAGCGATGATCTTGGCGTTGCGTGCAACGGTGGTAAAGCCGTTCCGTGCAACACGCACGCTTACTTCGCCATACGAGCCGGCAAGCTGAACATGACCGTCATGAACCGCAGCAACGACAGTATGTGGGGCGCATTCGGCGCGAACGCGGTCCACTTCAGCTTCCTGTTGGAGTACATGGCGATGCGTATCGGTGTGCCGATGGGCAGTTACTATCAGTTCACGAACAATCTGCATACGTATACCGACAAGTTCAGTATTGACAAGCTGAACGCCATTGAATACGAGTGCGTTACGCTCGATCAGTTGGAACCTCTTGGACCCTCTATCACAGAAGGATTCGACGACGACCTGAAGCTGTTCATGCCGTGGGCGCTGAAGGTGATACGTGCCACCCCACCGCCGGCAACGTTCCCGTCAGACGTATTACCAGAAGCTACGCAGCTTGCAGCGAACGTCCCCGCCTGCAAGACGCCATTCTTCCATGCGGTAGCCATTCCGATGTTCCTGTTCTGGGTGTTCCGAAAGTGGAAGGATGAATACAGCAGCAACACTTGCCTCGATGGCATTGACGCGCCGGACTGGAAGCGCGCGTGCTACGAGTGGAAAGAACGGAGGCGGAAGTGAAAGAACTCCTGCAATTCATTTACGAGGGCGGTAGTGTAATTCGCTACCACGCACGTCCAGGCTTACGCACAGACACCGATGCGTCACACTCGTTCGGCGTTGCTCTTTGGTGCAGTTTACTGGCCGGCAAAGATGCCGAGGGTCGTACGCAAGCCAGCGCCATGTTGCTTATGGCAGCGCTAACGCATGATCTGGCCGAGCAAGCAGCGTCAGACATCAGCGCTCCAGCCAAGCGCATGATGGGCCTGTCTGACCTAGTCCATGACTGGGAGCAGAAGACGCTGCGTAAGTACGACCTGGATTATGAGCAATGGTTGGATCCGGAGGAGTTGCTCATCCTTAAGCTGGCTGACTGCTTTGATGGTCTGCTGTATTGCTGCCGTGAGCTTGCCTTAGGTAACAAGAACGTCATGCTGATCTGGAAGCGATTCTGTTCATACATCGAAACACTCACGGTAAATACGGAAGTACCCTTGGACATCGCGCTGCGCGCCTCTAACATGTACGAAGCTATAAAGGAGATCTATCGTGAAACCCGTAGTGAAGCAGGTCCGGAATTCAACGTCTTCGAGTAGCAAGGCTAACGATACGCAGGTAGGAGGTAGTCACTATCAAGAGGCGTCGGCGGTGTGTCCTCACTGTCATAAAATTATTCAGCACTGGGATCTGTATGCCAAGATGCCATACTTGGTTGGACAGGTGGCCAAGTACACATTACGCTTCCTCGGTAAGAACGGCCTGGAAGACCTGAAGAAAGCACAGCACTTCCTACAGAAGCTGATCGAAGTGTACTATCCGGATGAGAAGTCTTAAACGACAAAAGACCCGGCTGGCTGGCACTCGATGTTCTGAGTACCAGCCAGCCGGGTCTTACTTGTCTACGCTGCCAACGCGTAAATGCAGTGGTTCATGAATAGAGGGCTCAGGTGCAGCGTCTCGGGTGTGACGAGGTTGTCTTCGTCCTCTAGACAGTTGAGCGGCCACTTGTCTGCCTGCTGCATGAACAGCGTCATCAACGCGGAGCATATCAGCAGATGGTTGTCCACACCGATGCGCGCGTGTATGAATAGACCAACTATGTCCGCGTAGTCGTACGGGCACCCGATCTTCGATTCCAGCCAGGTCATGGCCGTCTCGTACTCGGCATCCGTGACCGGTATGGCGTAGCGGCGTTCCCGCGTCGGTTTGCACCAGTTCAGTGGCCTAGAGTTAACTCCTGTTCCGGAATGTGCCCCTACCCAGTGTTGACCATCGCGGCTTAGAGCCTCGGTGTGGCACCACTTACTGTCGGTGGTCCACGTGATGAGCCCGGATATTATTCCTGGTTCATCGATAAAGCGTATTACCAGATATTTCTGGTTCTGGTCGAATTGCAGAGCCCAGCTGCGATCCCACACAAGAGCGTACGTGCTTTCAGTCATGGCTACACCTTCTTGGCCGCTGCCAGCAGGCCGGTCAGGTCAAGTCCAGACGGCGTCTTGCCGCTGTTTTGGTTCACCCAGTCCTCCGTGACAATGACGTACCCTTCGTCGATGTAGCCAAGCATGAACTCGTTCGACATCGGAATCTTCATGCCCCAGCTATTGACAGTGCCGCCGGCCGCACCTTCGCCGAGCTGCACGATGCAGTGGCCACCTTCGGGCTTCAGACCCGGCGCGAAGTTCCAATTGGACGTGTTCTGCTGGCACTGCTCCGGGCACTGTATGCCAAGGTACAGTCCACCGAACGTGTACGCGGCCCACTTCATCTGCGCAAGGCTGGATACATCCAGCGCCGCGTAGGCGAGTATCTTGTGCGCGGAGACTCCCACTTGCACGCCAATCTTTTGCCAGTAGGTCAACAGGTCGGTCAGAGCCGTGCCTTGGTCGGTCGGGTTGTCTCCGGATGGACCGGCGTTTATGTTGAACCCGGTTACGGCGGAATACAGACTGAGCGCATCGGCGGTGGTCGGCTGCACTGGACGGCCAGTGTTGTAGCTCTGCGCTTGTATAAGGTGCAGTGCCCCGGCGCACGCACAGTCACCCCACTGGTCGTTACCCAGGATGCTGAGCGCGGCGTCTGGCACGGCGTACTCCCAGCCGTGCGCGGGCGCGACAGGCCACGTATCAGCCTTGTCCAGGAAATCGCTAAGTGACGGCATACTCAGCCTGCGCTTCGGGGCGTTCTTTCCGTATTTGAATCCCATGTTTCAGTCCTTCCAATGTTGCGTGCAAAGAAGAAAGGGAGCCGACCCGAAGGCCGACTCCCTGCTTGCCGAAGGTTACTTTAGTTCAGCACCGGCCAAACGCGAGTCGGCCTTCACGGCGGCGTTCCAGGCTGCCTTGAAGTCACTGACGCGACTATGCAGCATGTGGTGCTTGATTTGCACGCGCCCGATGTGCGGGTTATGGGAGGCTGCCACTACTGGTGTAGGCGCCACAGTGCTCGGCGGCAGTGCAGCCAGGATTGCCTCAATACCGGCAACTAGCACATCGATCAGCGGAGAGTATGCGGCCGTAAGCGGGATGGCTGCCGTAATAGCTACGATGGTATTGAGCGCGTCCTCTACGATGACCACCGTACCGCCAGCCTGCCACGTCGCCTCTGCGGTCTGCAGTGCGGCCACTGCAGCCTTCAACTGCGGTGCCCAAGGAGCATTAGGCTGCGCTACCGCCAGAATGTTCACTGCCTCGGTCAGTACCACGTTGACCTCATTGACCACTTGCGAGCCGGTGCAGCCCACCATTGGCGCGGCGCACAGTGTTAGGCAAAGGGCGGCGACTACCGAGCCCTTTGTAATTCCTGCGATAAGATTTTTCATATTCAGTCTCCTTGCTTACTTGGTTGGTGGTGCGCCAGGGGTAACCGACACCTTGGTGTCTACTTCCGTTCCGTCCGGTTGTTGCTCCTGTTGGTGAAACAGGATCTGTTCGACGTATGGAGTGTGCAGAACTGCGATCGCGGCCAATAGAAACTGACCGAGCGGCGCTAGGCGTGGATGGTAGCTGAGAAAATGGTTGACGGCCGTAACTTGGCTCGCGGCGGCACCCGTGGCGATCAAGCCCAGGATGATCAGGGTTTGCTTCTTGATTGCTTTGCCGTTGATGGTCAGGTTCATGCGATTGGGTCTCCTAGTACTTTCTCTACGTGGCTCCAGACTTCGTCATTTGAGACGAAGAACGGCAGCTTGATTATGATGATGGTGACCTGCTTCGCAGTGACAGACCATGCCAGCGTCACGCCGTCGGCGGTGGCCGTTCCGGTGGGCTGCGTGGGATCCACGGCTGGACCGCCCAGTGATCGCAGCTTGGCGACCAGCGCTACCGGGTCGGTCAATGCGTACGTGTGTGAGTTCATCGTTCTGCCCTCGCTATCCACTCAGGCAAGTCAGATGCGAGAGTTGGGTTGCCGGACGCTATCGCCTTGTAGTGCGTGATGCGCGCCGTGATGAAGTTTGCTACCAGGGTTGGTTGGTCGCAGTAGTTAGCCGCTCCTACCGTATTCGAGCCCCAACCGCCATCCACATTTATCTGAGCATCCTCCGGCAGCAGCGTGTTGACGGCGCGCTGCAGCATGAATACCGCCGTACCAGGTCCGCCGTTGACCGCCTCATCGAATACTCGCTTGGCTAGGTCGTCGGTAGCCAGCGCCGCGTACCACTGGTTCCAGAACTTGGTCTGATAGAAGTTTCGCACGGCTGGTCCGCGATCTGCTTGTGGTACGGCGTTTATGGCGGCGAATTCAGACGGGAAGGAGTGACTGTTGATGCCGGAGATGGCGTGCGCGCCAGGTGGCGGATCGGGCACCATGGCGTAATGATATGTCGGGTCTTCCGAAGTCATGATCCATGCGTAGCTGACGTCGAAGTTGGCCATTAGAATGAAGTTCCTTTGCTGAATGCCGAGCCGCTGGAAAACTGGGAGCCTATGAAGGCGGGTGGTGCAAGGTACTCAACCGCTCCGATGGCTCCCGGTACTGGCCGGGTCACCATGTAGTAGTCGGTTGACGGGCCGCCTGTCGTGTCTGACGCCAGCAGGGGGCTGCCAGATGTTGGGTAGAAGGAGTTTCTTGCTACAAGGGGGTTGAACACGTCCAGAGCCGCTTCGCTCACCCACGTCTGCGAGGGCTGATTCAACAGAAGCGGACTGACGCAAATCGTTCCATTCGTAGTCGATGGACATGTTCCACTCCGCATGCCAAACTCATCATTGTGCGAGACGTTCAGCGTGATGCCCGATGGCCCCGTTCCCGGCCCGTTGGTGAAGTCGTAGACCGTGGGGACGTTGGTTCCACCGTAGGGGTTGTTCGGATCGACGTAGCCAAGGAACACGTTGTTGGTGGAGTTGATGGTCGATGGGCAGGTGGAGTCCGCGCCGTTGCAGGCCACGAATATGGCTATCTGCTGAGCCGTGATGAATGTGTTGTTGATCAGGTTCCAGGTCGAGCCCGTTGGGATCACCGAGGCCATGCCGTTGCCGCCAGCGCGGCAGAAGCCCGTCAGGTACTGGTTGTAGGTTGACGGAGCTCCGGTGATGGACGCGCTCATCCTTGAACAGTTATTGACCGTGAGGTTGTTCTCGAATAGGGTCGTGTTGACCACCGAGTCGTCCCCGCCCCACTTCCAGTTCGATCCCATGTTGCCAATTGCAACGGAGTTGGTGATCGTGATGTTCGCGGTCTCGACGTGTGGGCCAATGAAGCCGTCCTTCGTGTTGTAGTCGTCCACGCAATAGTTGCAGGTGAACGAGACCAAGGGCGTGTTCTGCCCGCTCCAACTATCTCCAAAGCCTGCTGAGTTGGTGTCGTAGCAGACCTGCGCCGGGTAGGTATTGGTGATGGGATACTGCTCGTAGCAGCCATTGAAGATTTGCGTCACGTACTGTGCGTTGATGCTTGACCCTGGATAGTCAGGGGTAGAATTGTTGATCCAATGACCGCTCTCTGTGGTGAGACCCACAGCGGCATGAGGTGTTTGGAGGGGACCAGTGAACTGTGTTGAAGTAACAGAAGTTATAGAGATCACTTGACCGTTTAGGAACGTTGAGGTTCCAAAGGCGGAGAGGGTTACGATCATTCCTGGATTCAAGCCATTTGTAGGGTTTGGCGTGCCTGCGGGAGCAATTATAGTTACGTTATTGCTACTGTCTATGGAATATTGTGTGCTGTTGTTATTAAAGAGGTTGGCATCGTCGAAATTCCATCCAGCAAATGCGTTGAAGCCAGAGAAAACCCTAGTTAAATTGATCGTTCCGCCAATAGGTCCGAACAGTCCCGAGGCCGTAAATCCGTGAACATAGACATCCTGAAGGTTGATGTCCGCAGACTGATTGTTGAAGATGAAGCCCGTCACCGCGTAGTCGTCGTAGGGAGGGCTGTTGGAGCAGCCGCGCGGATAGGCCGGGGAACCCGTCTGGTAGGTGCAGACGCCGTTGTGCGTCGTCAACTCGATGCCCTGGATGTCCACATGCTGCGTCGATTGCAGGTTGAACGTGAAGACAAGCCCGAAGCCCCCGAACAACTGTGTCTCATTGGTAGCGCCATAGGGGTAGTTGTTGTTGATTGGCGTGCATGTGTAGGTCCCGTACGCGCAGCCTCCGAGGATCTTCGTGTGCGCTCCCGAGGTTCCCGCTGGGATTGGGGGGTTGAAGCACCCTGTGTTACCGTTGCCGGAACCGCACCATTGGTTGGGCGGATTGCCGTTCAACGCGTTGTCGTAGCCCAGCCGGCAGTTGGGATTCGATGGGTTTGTTTGCCCCGCGAGCGCGTGACATCCACGGATGACTACCGTATCCCCGCCAGCGATGACCCATGCCGGGTTGCTCCCGCTGTTGTCGCTCCATAGGTATCGGATGTCGTTGTAGGCGCATGGCTGATCTGTGCCCGTGCCAGGATAATCGGCGTCCGCCTGCCCGTTGCACTGGCCTGCGGTCACCGAGGTCGAGTACCTCGTTCCGCCGCCAGGGCGGACGAACCAAGTCGTGCCCCACGCGGGGGCCGAGCACATCAGAAGCAGCGTAGATAGGAGTAGGAGTCTCATTAGAAGCTCTTTGCCGACATGGATGACAGCTTCATGCCGGTAGCTGTCGATCCCTGCATCGTGATGCCCATGTCAGTCCCGGTGTTTGCAATGGTCTCGGCAGGGCTTGTGGCCTGTGGGCCTGCAACTGTGATGCTTGTGCTGGAAAGTGTAATGGTGTAGTTGCCAGTTCCAGTACCTGTGGCGCTGGTGTATTTTAGGTTCGCGGTTCCGCTCACCACATCGTAGATTTGGTAAGCCCCGGTCGTTGCCAATATATTGATGGCGGTGAAGTTGGAGGAGTTAGTCCAGCGCACTCCAATCTGGCACACAGCGGAAGTGGAAGTCCCAGTGCAAGTGGCTAGATTGAAACGAATCGTTTCGTTTGTCTGGCCGGTGTTGATTAGGTCTTCGTTGCCGGTGGTGTTGGGTACCGAGATGGACACGCCACCGCCGGATGCATAAGCGAAGTCTTGTCCACCTGTCAAAGCCCATGTGCAGCCGCTGCCCGCCGTACAGGTAGCAGGAACAGTTCCTGCAAGCAACGTACCTGATCCAGCTTCGTTGAATATCGTGTTTACGTAGACTGTCGCACCGCCGGGGTATAGGTTGGTGAAGCAATCGCCGTTCTGGTAGGTCGGGGCGAAGCCTCCGGCAAGAAGTCGTCCAGCACCCGGTAGGCTGCAATTCGAAGCCGTGAGGCTTGTCGGTACTACGCTCCCACCAAGCACCGCTGCGGCTCCAGTGTTGATGTCCTCCCAGTTGATTCCACCAAGTTGAATCTGCGGAGCTGCGCCTCCGGTGATTTGAATCAGGTTCGCCGTAACTGTGGTTGCCGTCGTGTTGATGGTCGCGTTGTGAATAGAAAGAACGCCCGGAGTGACTACGTTGTGCGTGATCCAATTCCAGCCAGAAACGGCAGCCGCTGGATTCACCAGGGTCGGCCCATCGATGTCGATTAGTTTGTAATTCGCATTGATATAGTAGCCGAGATAAGGCTGAGAATATGGATTTTGAGAGCCGTTGGACTGGGATGTGTGTTGGTGGATATGCACCGATCCAACATTTCCGTTCCCCGTCGTGAACTTGGCAATCTCTATGTCGTTGCCAAGCACTGTCCCGCTCGTATTGTTGATATGAATATCATCGGCGAGTTCGGTGCTGCTGTAGACAAGAGGCCCGGCAGCGGCCCCGTCGATCAAGTTGTTATCTGCGAACACATGCTGAATCCATCCAAAGTGAATGGCAGTTGGATAGCACGTCGAGCAGGTCTCGTTCCCGTCGTCGGGATTCCAAGCTAAGGCGTCGTCTCCAGACACGATGACATTTTCGCTCTCGTAGATATTAGAGTCAGGGCCGGTGAAGTGAAAGCCATCCGTGTTCTTCTTGAGAACCATCGGAACGATCTGATGTAGATAATTGTGGTTCAGCCAAACGTTCGAATCGTTCGAGAACATCGCGCTGTACGTGCCTGAGTCATAGATTTCGTCATAGTCCATGACGACGCCATTTACACTGAGCAGTTGGACGCCGAAGATCCAAAGATTCGACCCGTTTGTGGTGTGCGCCGTTCCTTGTCCGTTGCCACTGCCTGTCACCGCTTGAAGCGAGTTCGCATTTAGCGTGCAACCCGTGATTCGGATATTGGAATCGGTCTGGTTCGAGACTAAATAACCACCCGTTCCGCTCGTAGTAGTCGGGGCGTTCTGATGGGCATTGACGATAACCGGAACGTTCGCCGCCGCCTGCATGATGAATCCGTACTGAGGGGACGTACATTCAATCCATGTATTCGATCCAACGACTAAAGATGTGCTCAGAGCAACCCCAGTATCCATCATCAAGTGGATGTTCCCCGAAGCGAGGGTGGAATTGATTGGCCCTGCCGAGTCGACGGTTCCGGTTGCTGAACTTCCCGGCACTACTGCAACTCCGGGAGTCACGCCGATGATCTTGGATGCATAGACGACATTAGTGCTGAACGATCCAAGCACCTGCGCGGCTGTTGCAATGGACGGCACTCCGGTAGAAGTTGTATTCCAAAGCAACCCAGTCCCCAACCCAGACAGCAGCGTGCCGTTGATTCCCTTTACTGTAGTGGCTCCGCCTGTAGAGGTGCTGGTTGCATCGCCAGAGAGTTGCACAAAGGGAGTCGCTAGGTTGCTATTCGGTATTCCTGTTGGCAGCATGGCCACCGTAAGCGCACAGTAACTCGGTGCCGCTGTAGAGCCTGTGCAGTTGCCGAACAGTGTGCTCCCGGACGCATTGCTGAGCGTAAATGCCAGGGCTGGTGCCGTAGTCGGATTAGCCCCCAAGGCCGCCGTAAACAGCGGCGAAAGATTGGCCACGGTAAAGCTAGTCAATCCAATGCTTAAAGGCGTCTCCGCGCCGCCATTCAGTGATTGAAGAAAGCTGTGCGTGGTGGCGTCTGCTCGAATGTAGTCGACGCCCGCGGTGGGTGCTCCTGACGTGACGGATTCACCAAACGCAGCGCATCCAGTGGTGTGCGAACAGGATGTAGGTGGTGTGGTTCCCAGAGCTAGGCCACCCGTGGCTGCTAGGGACGTGAATATGCCAGAGTTAGGCGTGCCGGTGCCGATCGCGCCGGGTGATGCCCAGTTTACCGTGCCGCTACCGAGTTGAACCCACGCGCCGTTGATGCACTGAAACGTTCCAACATTGACCGTAACGACGAGCCAATTTGGCTGCGTGCACGCGCCGGTAGGCGTGTAGTTTTGATACTGCACAGGCTGCAGGTTGGTCTGCGCAGAAACGACGGCTGGAGCTGCCGCAAAGAGCAGCCCCAGCAAGAAGAGAAGCTTTCTCATAGTCATCGGTTTCACCTTAAGGTTGGCACTGGTAGTTAATGGTTACTGTGGTGCCCAGGATTGTGGCGGTGTTGGTGAAGCTGACGCCTGTTGCCGTTGCGACTGAGTTCCCGATGCCTAGACTAGCCCCGCCGTTCTGCGTAGCGGTGCAAGCGTACGCCGTAGTAGTCGTGGGCCACACCAACGTCAAGAACGTACCAGTCGCAAACGTGCCACCCGCGACAGAGTAAGTTCCTCGCAGATTCGTGCACGTCGCCGTCAGGCAGGTGATCGTTCCCGTTCCACTGCCGCCTCCGGCGGAGGTGATCGGATTGGAGATGGCGGTGTATGGGTGCGCTATGTTCGCGTTCGGTAGAAGTCCGGTGACTCCTCCAGCCGAGCCGCTGGCCAAATTGACGGTGGAGAAGTTCATGAGGGACGTGAATTCCGACCCGCCGTTTAGAGTCAGCTTGAACAAGTGAGAGGAGTCTGCGCGGATAGTGTCCACACCAGCCGCTGCGGTAACGGGCGTTCCTGCTTCCGCAAAGGCGCCACAACCAGATACTCCAGCGCCACAGGTCGGAGGTGATGAACCGAGCGCAAGGCTCGTTGCCGTCAAAGTGGTGAACGCTCCGCTATTCGGCGTCGTGGATCCGATTGCACCCGGGGTCGCCCATGGAATACTTACGCTCGGACAATCTGTTCCATTCTGCAGGCATGGAAGGATGCCACCGATGGTCGTTCCCGCAGCGAAGGAACTCGCCGCGCTTGTGGCAGTCACCTCCTTGGCTATCACCGTTCCAGTGGGGCCGTTGTTTCCGAACGTGTAGCTGTTCGCCGAGTAGGTGTAGAGGATGCCGCCGTTGGAGCCCAGCTCGTCGAAGATAAAGTACGGGAGCGGGGTTCCGCCGTTAGGATTCGCGTCGACAACGCACAGCACGCACCCGTTGTTGCCTGGCGTGAAGTACGAATGGATGAATTGGGAGTATGAGCCGTCGATGTCATACGCAGTGTTGGCGACCCCATTTCCCGGATTGTTTTGCACGCGCATCCCATACAGGACGTCGACCGGCCCGATGTCATTCAGCGTAATACCGACGCTGGGAAAGCTGAAGTCGATCCCCGTATACTGCGCCATTCGTATCGTCGCACCCTGGGCCTCGTACTCAGACGAGGAGGAACCAACGACCGAGTCAGCCACGTTCCAAGTCGCGTGGTTGGTGCAAAGGTTAGCGTCGCCCTGCGTGCCGTTGTTGGTGCCGCAGATCATTGCAGCCCCGTACATCTTGATCTGGGGCAGTGGCGACGTGATGGTGGCTCCGGTGCCCGTCTCGGTCGCTCCGGACTGTGTCCACGTGAGGACGATGTTGTAGAGGTTTAGCGTGTTCGAAGCGACGGTGAAAGTCCCGTTCAGGTCGGACGGTGTCGCCCCGCTGACGACGATGGTCGAACCGGCGGGCCAGAAGTAGGGGGGAAAGTTGGTGTTCGGAGCCGTGGCCGTCACCACGCCCGTGCCGCTGTTGCGTGAGAGCGACAGGTTGGGCAGGAGGTTCGCGCTTGGCTTGACGACGTTTCCGTTGCCCGCGCAGCTTCCCTTTACGCAATGCCCGAAGATTACATGGGTGGAGTCGATGGCGCCAGCGATGAAATCGACCGTGGCCACTGTTGAACCGTTCGGGCCTAGAACCTGCCCGCCCGGGCCGCCCTGCCCGATAAAGTCTCCCGTGTGGAATGGATACTGCGATTCAAGCACGATGGTCTGAGTTCCGCCGCCGAGTGTCCCGACGCTGGTGACAGTGTCCTCTTCCTCCTTCGTTCCGACTTGGAAGATATCTGAGCCCGTCGCGAAGCCTGCTACGTTCGTTCCACCGAGGACGTTGATCGTGCAGTTCTGCGCGCCGTACACGCCGAAGTTTCCTTGGAGCGAACTCGTGCAGCTCGCGATGGTTCCATAGGCCGTCGAGGGCGTTACGGTACCCGAACTTAGGGTGTACTCATTGGCTCCGTCCACGTTGGGCGTGTAGACGCTTACCGTATATGGCCCCGAGACCCCGGTGGTCTGATTGACCATAAACAGCCCAACCGGAAACTGGTTGGAATTAGCGGGCATTTCACTCCAGTCGCCCGCCTGCGATGGCCCGGTAACCACGAGCAGCGTAGTACTATTGGCCCCCGAGGTGGCAGATACCACGGGACCGAATAGTTCGCCCACTTGCTTGATGTGGACGCACTTCCAGCAGCCGCCCTCGTCATTAGCGTTCACCAAGTTTATGACCGCGGACATGTAGTCGTAGCTGCAGTGGGTGTCGCCCTCGGAGGTGTGCGCGAAGAGACAGCCCTCATACTGACTGATGCCAGCAGTTGCGGACTCGAATGAACCCGGGTGAACCGAAAACACCGACCAGTCGCTGTTGCCGTTGAAACTCTGACCGCTATTGTGACCGGGGCTGAAGCTGTCGAACGCCGTCTGATCGAATTGGAAGCTGTTGCTCGGCGTCGTGTTGGTTTCGGTGAATCCGTAGGACGTGCCAGTTGACTGCGTGACGAACTGATTGCTGGTTCCGGCGTTGTTCACGCAAGTTCCGATAGCGCAGCCCGAGCCTCCCCCACCGATGGTGAAGGTGCTTCCCGTCTGCGTTACCCCGGCTCCAACGATGGAGATTGAAGGGCCGGTAACGGTCGTGACAGGGCCGATGACGGACGTTATTCCTGCGGTCGCTGGACATACCGCGTTCGCCGCCGTGCAGATTAGCGATCCGTTTACCTCGCTACCCGTAGCCGCGAGAATCGGCGCTCCAAACGTGAAGTAGCCTGGATTTGTAACGTTGTAGTCGAGCAGGGAATTGCCCACAGTCGTGGATGACGTTGCAATCGGAAAGAATCCCGTGGTGAGGCCGGAGAGTCCACCGCCCGTGCAGCCAACGTTAGTTACCACCGCAGGAGAGCCTGCGGGATAGCAGAGCGGGCTGGTGCTGGGGGTTAGGTAGTTGAGTTCTAGGCCGGTAGGTACAATCGTGGTGATTGTAGATCCGGCGTTCTGAAAAGTAACGGAGCCGCCGGGCGCACCACTAACCGCTGCGGTGTTGAATGTGATCGTATTGGTCAGAAATGTTTCGCAAGCAAAAGGATTCCCCCCGCCGACTTGAGCCTGCGATGAACAGATACTACCAGTTGGGAAAGAGCTTTCGGATTCGTCGTCAAGTGGACCCATGTAAATCCCATTTACCACATCCGTCCACGCGCTATTTGTCGCCAAGCTTCCCTCTATCCTGAACGGGACTCCTGCGGCACCTTGCACTCCTAACATCGGAGAAAGTTCTCCGCCTGATCCAAAGTTCTCTTCGTAAACATAGAGAGATGGTTGATTAGTATTGTCTTGGGGACCCACGGTCAGGGGTAGGGATATGGTCACATCGCCTGGGTTGGTGATTCCGTTGTCGATGGGCGAGTCACCGAGCGTAGAAGATGTTACAGCATAGGGGAGAAATCCCGCCGTCAAAGAGAATCCGCCACCCGCCGCAACCCAGTTCCCCTCATCGTTACAGAACAGCCCACTGGGCGTTCCTACGGGCGTGCAGGTGACGAACTGCGACGTAGCGCTCGACTTGCTATTAACGAAGTTTCCTCCACCCGGCTGGAACGCGATTCCATTCGGAGCGTATATCCCCCCCTCTGCTGCGAGCAGGTCGGGCATGTAAACCGTGCCGCCGAATGACGTCTGGAATGTTACGCCCGGATTGATTCCATTGAACAAGCCACCTTGACCCGACGAGGCCACCTGAAAATTCTGCTGGGTCGTGGGACTAGATGCCTGTGTGTAGACGGCTCCGATAATATTGGTGTTGATCGGATGAGACACAGCCGCGTATGCGTTACCTCCGCGACGAAGGCTTAGCTGATTCAATACAAGCGACGTGGGGGTTGTCGAATCCCAGCATATAAACTCCACCGCTCCGTTCGTCCATCCACATCCCGTAGACGGCCATCCTGCGGTGGACGCTACTGGAATGACAAGGGATGTCGAGGTGATTGAGGCAGTCGTAGTAAGAGCTGCGCCGACGCTGAATCCGGGGTTATTCTGGTCGAGATTAGCGCAGGTTGGGCCAGCGCAGAAGGGAGGTATGGCGCATCCGGCACTACCCAGGGGGCAATTGACCCCGTTGATGAGAGAGAAGGGGTTCGCCAGAGTCTCTAGTACATTGATTCCCGAAGGGTTGGTGACGTTGATCGCCCCATTGCCGCTCGAGTTGGCGAAGTTCACGGGTGACGACAGCGGGCCTGAGCCATTGACGCTAATGGCCGTTCCAGCGCCAGCCGTATTCACCCATCCGGCGGAAGAGCACACGAATAACGTGTTGCTTACAGTGTTGGTGTACGGTTGCCCATAGTTGACCGAGGTGCACGTCCACAATGGCGACACCGGATCCACCGTGCCTGTGATTGCCGGCCACCGAATTTGCGACGCGGGGTTTATCACAGTCTGCGCGGAGACGGCGAAAGCGGCGCAAAAGAAGAGCAGAAAGCAAAGCAGCGCACGCTTAGATGTACTTGACATAAACATTGTCTCCAGTAGCAGTTGCATTGTTGGTCATCGTGATAACGGCTCCGGAGAGCGTAAAATCAATACCGTCGCGTTGTAGGATGCCGTTCCAGTAGAATCCGAATATGAAGTTAGGCACCTGGCTGCATGTGTAAGAGTTTCCAGGTATGACCCCCACGGGGGTCTCCGTGACGGCGTTGGCGGCAATCTGTTCGCCCAGATTCGTGATGATGAAGTCGGCCAAGGCGGGCATCGGTATGATGCCGCCAAGCATCAGATCCAGCAGGTTCCAATTGTAGTTTGTAGGAACCTGCCAGTTCGGCTGGTTGTACGCCGGAATTTGCAGTCCTATATTCGGAGTCGTCGTCTCACTGGCCATGATTTAGTTTCCTATCGCGTAGAACGCCAGTGTGACTGCCTGGTCGAAGTTTGCACCACCACCACCTGTAGGAACGGAGCATTGTAGGAATACTTGTGCTCCGGTGGTGGTTACTGACACCGCGCTGGCGGAAGCTATATCGTTGGCGTGTGCGCTAGGACTTGGCAAGCCTTGTACGGTTACCTGCAGTCCTGGCACTGCTGTAAAACCGTGTGGAAAGACAATAGCAGCATTCGCAAACTGGTTGCCGGTGGATGGGACGTTGATGCTACCCCACACTTCTATGGTTCCATCAGGAGAGATTCTGTAACTACCGTTTGAGTTTGTTACGCGTGAAAAACCTGGCGATTGCGGCACAAAGAACCCACCGACGTTCGTCAGCACCTGGCCAGCCGCACCCGGTGCGGCCAACGTCAGCGTGGTGAACGCTCCGGTCGACGGCGCGGCGGCACCTATGGCGGTGCCTACTATACCGTTAATATCGGATAGCACGGGCGCGGCTGGAACCAGATTGCTGTTGACGTCGACCTTGAACAGCAATATGCACTCCGCGTTCGGCGACGTATCCAGAGCGCCTGCGCCAATTACATCGCCGGACCACGTGACTGTTCTCCCGCCCGTGGCATCCTGAGATAGTACCACAGTCAGTAAATCGCCAACTTGCTGATTGATTATCGTTATATCCGCATTACCGGTGAGTCTTACTTCGAATCCCAGCGACTGCGACATGTCGAACGTTACATTTGGCGCGTACGTCACCAGCTGCAAATTGGCCCTGAAGTCCGCCGACGTCAGGAAGTTGGCGCACTGGGCGGTAAGCGTAGACAGATTGGAGTCCGACGTAGTGAAGCCCTTGGCAGCGAACGCCGTGAACAGGGCAGTCAGATACGTGGACATCTGGTAGAACACCTTGTTCGCTAGCGGCGAAAGGAACAGGGAGGGGTCCGTCGCTCCTCCCGCGCGCTGTGAGTCGGCCAAGTAGGCCGCATCATTCTCTTGATTCGCTGCGGTGGGATTCCACTGCAGAAGATTGGTGGTTGCCATGTAGCTCCTTGCCCGCGGTTAGCCGGCCCAGTGTCCCGTGTCGAATCCAGATATGAATCCCGGCGAGCTGCCAAATCCGAAGAAGGGCAAGACACCGAACAGGTACGTATAGAGCACGCCCTCGGGACGCGGTACGATGTAGCCGTGCACGATTAGATCCTGCAGTATAGATGTGAATGATCCTGTAAGGGTGAGATCCACAGTCATATTCTGATTGTCGATGACCACGATTGTACCGCCAGGAAATAGTTGCTTCCAGATTGGGTACAGGCTGACAATCGTACCATCCCACTGGTTGGTCGCGATCTTCGCCTTGATGTAGATGCGAAATGTGGCGTCGTCCAGGATTGGGCTGACTCCGCCGCTTGGCTGGAAGTTCACCGTGCGGAATGCGCCGACCGTGGCTCCTAGCATGTCCAGTTGCGCGCCAATGGCGCTGTCCAGGTCGAGCGACGTGTCCATTTGAACCAGGCACTGGCTGGCGTCATCGAATTTCTTCAGCAGAACGTAGAGCAACGCGTTCAGCTTCTTGGAATTGGCGTACTGGCTCGTCAGCAGCCCTATATAGTATCCGATGGGCAGTGTTTCCAGCGGCTCATTGCCGTAGCCTCCGGTGCCATAACCTTGCGTGCCGTAGTACGGGTTGCTACTCATACCGTGACCACTCCTATGTTGCCGGCGATACCCTCAGCGGCATAGTAGAAGTTTGGCATAACGATGTCGACGACGCCGAGCGTGGAGAACGAAACCGCGCCTCCGGTACTGGCAGCTGTAGTTGGAATTGTCAACGGTATGGTAGTGCCTGACGGGGTTCCAGTCAATGTTCCAGGCGCGATGCCGGGACCAGAGACCAGTTGACCGGCTATGATGCCAGTAGCTGAGGCCACTACCATAGACGATGCGGCAAGGCCATACGTGCCCGTGGTAGAAGCCGTTGTTACACCAAGTTGTACAGATACTGTTCCGAAGTTCGGCGCGATCAGGTTGGTGTTCACGTTCATGATCTCGAAATAAATAGCTCCGATGGACACAGTCTCGCCAATGGCCAGTTCGTTTAGGTACGTTACCAACGCAGCCTGCACCGCACTTAGCACGGCACTGTTAGGCGTAGTACCGTAGCCAGTCAACGTGGTGAGCACGAATATGGGATACACCGTTGGCAAAAAGAAGCTGATGTCCTCGGTCACGCCAGTATTTGGATCAATCACTGGATTCGTCGTGGTACCGTTGGTGAAGCAACCGATCGTCTTTTTCTGGTAGATCGCCGTGGCCACACTTAGTACGTTGGTGCATTGCACGACCATTGAGATGGAGTGGGGCGGGTTGCCCCAACTGTCCACGGCTCCCGTCGGATTCTCGATAGAAGACCCTGGGCCACCTGGCGTGGGGTAACCCGGAGCAACGCGAATGACTCCGGGTGCGGCTAAAATGGCAGCTATGGTGGATGCCACAGGAGTTAGAGATGGCAGCGCCACTGACACCGCTTGACGCGCACGCAGACTGGAGTCGGACTCCACTACGTCGCCCACAGTCGCTGCTGTTGGATTGGTGACAGTACTCCAACCAGACGTCGGCGTGTTGATGACGTTGACCTGCCCCGGCTCGGCGGCAATAGCTCCTGGAGTGGTGCAAGTCGCCGTTACGCTGATTATCCCGCTGAGAGGAAATGTAACCGTCGAAGGAAGTGCCCACAGGTTACCATTCTGATCCTGTGCGAATCCGTTCGTAATAGTCGACAATCCTGTGCCAACTAGATTCAGCAGTACGGTAGAGAATGTGAACGCCTCGCGCGCCAGCCCGTTCATCTTCACTTGCCTATCTAGGCCAGCTCCCACGGCCGTTTGTGGCGATGACTGGTTGTACGCCAACTGTGCAGCCTGCATGGTGTCGGATTGCTTCAGGGAGATGATGCTCAACAGCTGGTAGATGGCCGAGTCTGGGCCAACATACTGATTGATGCCATATATGTTCAAGAACGCTTGCAGGTTGTCGGCAAGGATCGACGGGTACGAGGGAACGGTGAGTCCGCTCGCCGTTACGGACGGTGGAGCATAGGCGGGTGTGCTCATGATTCTCCTTGCTGCTTTACGCGTCTAGACTTGATTCGCTCAAGGCTGGTGCTGTATTTATGGCAACCGGACCAAATTGCGTGGTGGTGTTGGCCGTTATGCCTAGTCGACCATTCGTGAACGTCACCTGCACGTTGTTGGTGCCGGTTACATATGGTCCGCCCTCGATGTTCTGGCGTATGGCCAGCTCCATGGCGGCCAGCCCTTGCGGTGTTCCGAGTTGCCCAAGTATGGCTTGGAACACTGGTAGCCCGATATTCAGGTTCTCCCACCACTCTCCAAGGAACAGATTCAAACGGGTCTTGATGGCCTGTGCTACTGCAGACGTATCTGTAAGATTGGCGTTGGGGTCAAATATAGGGTCGTATCCTGCGTCCAGCAGCAGGTACTGCATCGTAGGGGCTACGTTGGCCATGAACTACTGTCCCTTCAAAATGGTGGTCTCTGAGCCTGTAGGCACGGCAGGACCAGTATAAGGCGGCGACAGTGTAGCTAGATATGGCATGATATTGGTAACGAACCACTGGTAGAAGGTATCGTTTACTAGCGCCAATGCCATACCATCGTTCTTAGCTGTTACAGACGCTCCACTGATGGTGACTCCTGCTTCTGCCACGTCGATGATAGTATTACCGTCGTCTGACCGAATCTGCAGTGAGTCGGTGGAGTAGTCTGAAAGCAGGTTGTTCTGGCTCCACATGCCTGGAAAGAACCCGCAGTCGTGCACATGGTGCCTGCGGACTTCAAGCTGGCGCTGCGTGCCGGATGGTATAGGCCACGACACCGGCTTTGGATTCTGAGCCGGAGGGGCGTTCTGCTGACCGTGCAGCCACCAATTGTCGAAGCAAGTGTCGCAGAATATCAGCATCCCCTGGTCGCCCTTCTTCAAGGGCAATGTCACGCTAAATCCTCCTCCGCGCGGCAATAGGATTGGCACGTTGATGATGGGCGGCACGTCCCACCACTGCTGCTGCCCGTTGTAGCGCACTCGCTCCTGTATGGCTATCTGCACGGTTACGGTCTGCGCGCTGCCGTTGATGTCTTCTGTTAGGAACGCCGGTGTGGCAACGCGCGCCTTGGCCAAGGCTTGCTTGACAATCAGCTTCCACTGACTGGTGTCTGAGGCCGTTACCTGTGCCAGTGTAAGACCGGGCGTGTTGGGCGTGCTTGACATGCGACTCCTAGGTTGGCGATGTGGCCGACAGCAGGCCATCCAGCAGGTTGGAGGCGAACGTGGTACTGCAGCCGGTTACTTCCGTGTACCAGTCGTTTCCACGTGAGTCGCCGACATGCCTTACTTGTACGACGAACTGCAGCGTGTTGAGCGGGTTCTGGAACTGACCTACTTGAATTACTTGTTGCGTTATGAGCAGGTTGCCGGCCAACTGCACTACTTGCACTGGCAGTGTCACCTTGAGACGTGGGTCTAGCAGCACCGTGAATATGATTCCTTGCGGAGTTTGGCGAGGAGTGCCTATGATACTCTGCGTAGTTCCGGCCGGCAGTCCCGACGCTACAGTTCCTATTGGAGTGGGCAATGCATAGATAAGATCAGGAGCAGGCGTGGCTAGGCCAGAACCGATATTGCCGATCTCGGTCATGTACGCCGCATTGCCTTTGCGAAACGTTGACAGGTTCTGGTCGGATGATACGATGTCCAGGTAGTCGCCCATCGTATGGAACACGGTGTTTCCACGCGGATACTGCTTGGCTGTCAATGCTGCTTGCGCATGCTCGCTCAGCGTGGCTGTATTCTGACTGTTCTCCATAGGAGGCAGACCAATGTTGCCGGCCATCTGTGTAAGCAGCTGAGCCTGCTGCGCGTACGGGCCGATGGAGAAGGCCACCGGGTTGGCCATGGATATCGGATTGGCCACGCAGTGCAGTGTTACGCGCGTGTCGATGACGTTCTCTTCATCCAGCAATACCTGGAATATGGGGCCGTCCCACACCACCGAACTCAGCGCTGGGCCGGTCTGGAAACCCGCCTTAAGCCTGACCTTAGTAGCCGCCAGTACTATGTTGTTGATTGTCTCCTGACTAAGGTTGTATACGACGATGTCAGCGTACCACCAAGGAGACGGTATCGTGGACTGCACTATTTCAAACGTTATACGCAGCGATTCCGGCTCCCATGCGTTGGTGGACACGGTAAGGTCTTGGTCTACGCCGTTGGCGTCCGTGTACGTTATGATCAGCTCCCATGCCTGCCCGAAGAACGGAATCTGAGATGTGGTACTCATGCGGTATCGCCCCACAACAATGAGAAGTTGGTAAGGTTAGCAGCACCTGGGTAATCGGAAGACGCATTGCCAGTGTTCAAGATGTACGCACTGCCGATCTTCAAGTAACCGTACTGCGCCAGTATATTTGCCGATGGATAGTAGCCGGTGACCAATGGCAGTGAAGCGATTAGAATAGCATTCTGCGCACTTGTCACTTGCAGCTGCCACCAACCGGACATGACCGAATATGATAGGAAGAATCCTAATGTAAGTGGGTTACCATCTACGGTCAACTGAACTGAGAATGATTGGTTAGGATTCTGCGTTAGCGGTATGATTTGCGACGACATCAGTTCGACCCTCCGAACTGCTGCGGCGTGGAGCTGTATGACCCAGCTCCCGGCACGTTAACGGCAGTTTGATTCTGCTGCGCACTGCCTATCAAGGTTCCAGGCATCGCCGGAAACTGGTTGTTGATGCTATCGGCATTCAGCGTATTGATCATGGAGCCTGGGGGCACAAGGAACTGACTGTCGATAGTGGATGTCGTTGGTGCGGTGCTGACCTCGCCAAGTCCGGTCTGATTCGTCTCATTCGGACGAGAACTTGTGGGTGCCGTCTGCACGTCAGCCAAAAACAACTGGCTAAATTCGACTCGGAAGCGCGCTCCGGTTATGGACTTATTGTCCTCATGCGGCGAGATATCCGCTATCAGCATGTTTGAATATGTGCGCAGACGAGTAGTAACTTGAAGAGGCACACGTGAAGCCTGTAACGCTAGCATCTGCTGGTACGCCGACACGCTCTTGGACGAATTGCCGGTCCACTGCTGAACGTAAGGGGGACTGGTCTGATTGGAAGCGACGTACTGCGGAGTCACGTCTGACATGAGCACGTATATGACCAGCGACGCCGGGTTGAGGTAGGCGTGGCTGGTTATGGCCGCGCCGTTTTGCACCGGGTGCATGGTCTTGGTGAGCGTCTGTCCATGCTCTAGTGATAAGACGGCGTCGAATACGTAAGTAGTGGACGAAGTCACCGACAACTGCAACGGAGTGTCAGGACTGCTACCAGAGACTTCCGTTCCCACGCTGCTCTGACCGTAACTTGCCGGTACGGTTACGGAAACCATCGGCATCTTGGCCCATTGCGGAGGACGATACTGGGCGATCGGTGCTGGTGCGGTCGACATGGCCTACCCCGTAGCTCCCGCATCTTGCAACTCATAAAGGTTGCGCTGCGTCTGCTTGTTTTTCAGTGAGTTCAGCTTGGAGACGACCGCGTTCGCGACGTGCTCGTTGGTGTGGCCCGGCTTGTCTATGTGGATCACGATAGATCCGACGTGGATGTCGCCCGACACTCCCTTGGCGCGCGCGATGGCCGCTATCTCGGCCTGCGCCTCCGAGCTTAGCGCGCCGTGGCG